ATAATATCAGGTAAAGGTGAGGAGGGGTCACCTACATCTTGTATTGCAGTGGTGATACCATCTCCATATGGATTTTTTTGTATTGCAGTGGTGGTACCCTTTACATATGTATTATTATAAGCCGGTGCCTGATTATTTGTATAAAATGTTTGCAATAAATAAGGTGAATTTAGAATATCTGGCATTTATTGTATAGAATATATTATAATAACATATTTTATAATCATATACACCTTACTTAAGTGTATCTAAAATATCCATACAACGGAAATTCACCCGGGATGACATACTCACTACATTTCCGGTATTTTTCGAATTTGAAACATTTTCTATTCGCGATTTTATTTCATCGAAATTCTCACATAAACATATATTTACATTCTTACATAAAATAAACAGCTGCTCCACAAACTCCTCCATTTCATTCCTTCTATTTTCCAATACTTTATTTGTATCCATTACATCTAATAAAAACATGATTAGTTCCACTAAATCGTCTCTTTTAAGTAATCCATGTTTAAACAGATTAACAAAAAACATCAGTGATGATCTCAAGATATCATTATTTTTAGTATAACCACAATATTCATCATAATCTATATTAGGGTCCTTATATTCTATATTTCCCACCTTTTCTTTGTAATTACTAACCATCATTGGTATATGTTGACTAAAGCATTCATATTTGGTACACAATTCCTTAAATAACTTCGCATATAATTCAGAAAAAACTTTATTACTACATGCCACGTTATAAATAGTATTTATGATTTTCTCTTTATCTTCACATTTTTCTACATTTGCGAGTATATTATTGGATTGTGAATCATAATTATTAACGGACAACTTGTTCAAGCTATTTCGTATTTCATTGTATATTTTATCTTCTTCACTTACATTTTGTATAAATGATGTTTTCTGGAACGTTTTCACGTGATTCCAATGTTTCGGCTTTTTTTCAAAAAAATGCTCCTTCTTTTCTGAATTGAGATTCAATACATTTTCCAATGAAACAATACTATCCAATACACTTTGATTTAATTCGAAATTATCAACGCATATATTTTCGTAATCACTTATTGTATAGTACATTAATATTACTATATAATTCTTTTTATATATTTTCAGCATGTTTTATTGTAGTTAATTAAATCTATATAAAAGAAATAGAATACATAGTATAGATGGAAAACCAAACGCAAGTAGAGAATTGGGATGATTTAGATTTGAAGGATTCATTAAAAAGAGGCATTTTTTCATATGGATTTGAAAAACCAACGCCTATACAATGTCAATCCATATTACCTATTATAAATAAATATGATGTTATAGCACAGGCGCAGTCAGGAACTGGAAAAACTGGATCATTTACTATTGGTTCTTTACAACGAATTGATTTTTCCAAAAAAACGACACAAGTACTGTTATTAGTACCCACTCACGAACTAGTTAAACAAGTATGTGAAGTATTTACAAATATAGGAAATTGTATAGATGAATTAAAGGTCAAAACATTGGTAGGAGGAACTTCTATTCAAGAAGACATTGAATATTTCAAAAAAAATACGCCACAAGTAGTCATTGGTACCAGTGGTAGAACATATGACATGATACAAAGAAAAATACTAAAAGTTGGTAATATTGAATTATTTATATTAGACGAAGCAGACGTAATGTTATCACGTGGTTTTAAGGAAAATATACAAAGTATAGTAACAAATCTATCCAAATCGACACAAATTGTATTATTTAGTGCTACTATGCCAGAAGAAGTATTAGAATTAACAAATAAATTCATGAATGACCCTGTCAAAATCATATTAGAGGCAGAAAAATTATCATTAGAATGTATTCAACAATACTTTATTGCTATACAAAATGATAAAGATAAATTCGATACACTAAAAGACCTCTTTTCCGTATTACAAGTAAATCAATCAATTATTTATGTAAATACAATTGAAAGAGTGGATCAACTATATGAAGCAATGGTCAATGATGGGTTTCCGGTCATATGTATTCATAGCAACATGGATAAAAGCGAACGCGCTAATGCTATGAAAAAATTTCGCAATGGTGAATTCCGTGTACTTATTTCATCAAATATCACCGCAAGAGGGATTGATATTCAGCAAGTCAGTACAGTCATTAATTTCGACATAACGCGCGATGTACATACATATTTACATGCTATTGGTAGATCGGGTAGATATGGCAGAAAGGGTTTAGCGATTAATTTTGTGACTAAACGTGATGTATTTATGATGAAGAAGATCGAAAGTCATTATAATATTAATATTAAAGAATTGCCATGTAATGTACAAGAGTTAATATAATCATAAAATGTAAAATATAATGCGTAAATACATACATTATATTTTGTACAATAATATATGATGTTTGAGGCTTATTTAAATAATATTTACAATATTTTTGAAGATGACCCACACATTAGTGTACCGTTATATGACGAATTTAAACCACCAATTGATTATTTAAATGAAGATTCATATACATTAAACGAAAATGTTGTTGCTGATTTAGAAATAGACACATCTGTCGATACTAGCTCCAATGACAACTCTACTAATACAATGTATGATTATTTATGTAATCCTCATAATCAATTTATGAAACACAATATTTTGAAAAATAAAAAGTATACGACAAATGTGGAATTTCTGGAGAACCAACAAGTCATAATAAAAAACATGGACAATTTTGATAATTCTTTGTGCGATATATGTTGTAATCATTTTTTAGATGTGTGGGAAGAAACAAAAGAAAACAGTTTCTTTCTAGAAAAATACTGTTATATGGACTGGAAATTTTTCAAACAAATGAACAACTCATCTTTTTTTCTCCAAGTTCTCAGTTTTGTGAATTTGTCATCGCCAGTGTTCAGTTTGATTTTACCATTGTTGTTTCTCATTCTACCTTTCATAATAATTAAACTACAGGGTATACCGATTACTATATCCAAATATATGGAAACATTAAAACATGTCACGCAACATCATTTTATAGGCAAAGTATTCAATTTGCGAAACATGAGTTTCAATTCACTTATGTATTTCCTAGTAAGTATGTTTTTATACGGAATGCAAATATATCAAAATGTAAACCTATGTATGCGTTTTTACAGTAATATAAACATTATTAATACTCACTTATACAATATGAAACACTACGTTAACAATGTGATAAATACAATGGATATGTATACAAATACAAATGCTGAATCATGTAAACATTATTCTTTTATGAGTTTTGCTGCTACAATTGATTCCCATTGCTATGTTCTGAAAGAGTTACAAAGAAAATTACAATGTGTTAGTCCATTTAGTCCCAGTGTTTTCAAATTAGCCGAAGTAGGGTATTTGTTAAAGATGTTCTATATTTTACATAATGACAAACATATTGAAAAAAGTATACAATATTCAGCTGGGTTTATGGGTTACATACACAATTTGAAATCTATAAAATCGTACATTGATAATGGTGACATTCATTTTGCTACTTTTACCAAAAATAAGACCAAGATAAAGAATCAATATTATCCACCATATATCAACAGTAAACATGTAAAAAATGACTGTTATATCAACAAAATGATAATTACCGGACCGAATGCGTCGGGTAAAACAACGCAACTCAAAACATCGGCGCTTAATATCATTTTTACTCAACAATATGGAGTCGGATTTTATGAATCCTGTGCTTTGAATCCATATGATTACATTCATTCATATCTAAATATTCCAGATACTTCGGGACGCGACAGTCTATTTCAAGCTGAATCACGTCGTTGTAAAGAAATCATCGACACTATTGATCATAATAAAGATAAAAGACATTTCACCATCTTTGATGAACTCTTCTCTGGAACCAATCCAGCGGAAGCGACGAAATCTGCTTACGCATTCTTGAAATATATATCGGAATATGACAACGTCGATTTTATTTTAACTACGCATTATACTACTATTTGTAAAAAATTAGGAAAAAGCAAAAAGGTACAAAATTATAAAATGGATGTATCCTTTGACGATCAAGGAAAAATTACATATACATATAAAATGAAAAAGGGTATATCTAAGGTTCAAGGCGCCCTGTTGATTTTAGAAGATATGAATTATCCAAATGAAATATTGGATTCTATTAAAAATTACGCATAATGCGGTATACTATTATACCATATAACTATATATATGGTACAATCAAAACTATGCGATGTTGTATATGATGAAACTACAGAAATACATGATGATGACGATGAAATTGAATGCAATACATATACTATGTCATTTCCAAATATTGATGATGTACAAAGAAATTTCGTATTTGGTAATAAAAAACACGATTTCGAACATAAAAATGTAATATACTTTCCCATATATTTAGTTGTGGATGACGAAGTCAAAGATAGAATCGGCGTGTTTGAGAATTATTTAGATGAATTACCTTCCATATATGACGATGAAAACGAAATAGATCCAGCACGTGTCAAACCATTGCTATATGATTTTGTAAATAAGGCGTATTTAGAATCATTTTCCAAACATAATCCGCCTTTGATTGAAAGTAAAGACAACGATGATGAAACAGAAGAAAGTGATGATGAAAATAGCGAATGTAGTGACACCCCTGTTCAAATAGGCGAAGAGATATCTGAAAAAGAATTTGGCATTGAAAATTTAGACGAGACCGAAGACATATTTGAAGTCAAAGTTAAAGAAAATGCGAACCCTAAAGAAAAGCCCGATGAATTATTTGAAGTGGATGTGAACAAAAGTCTACCTAATATGCTGAATGAAGAGTCAAAAAGCGATGCCAAAGAAAATAAAAAAAGATTCAAAGAATCGAACAACAATAATTGGATACAAAAATTCATGAAAAACAGTAATTATTATATTCACGAAAACGAAGGCAATGGTGATTGTTTCTTTGCGGTAATACGAGATGCCTATAAACAAATCGGCAAAAAAACTACCGTTCCTAAGCTCCGTAATGCGGTTGCTGAAAAGGTAACTAAACCGATATTCGAAACTTATTTACAAATTTATCTCGATGTAGATGGCGAAATGGATGATTTTAAAAAGGAGAGCGAGAAACAACAAGGAGCCATTAAACAATATAAGCAACGAATCAAACATATCAAAACAAAACAAGAACATTTAGAAATTATGGAAAAGGCCAAAGAATCCAGTAAAATATCCAAAGAAATGGAACTAAAACAGAAAGAAAACGAGGATTTCTTACGCGATCATTTCGGTTTTATGGCAAATATACGAACTTTTGAAGAATTTGTTGATTATGTAAAAACAGAACGTTGCTGGGCAGAACCATGGATGATCAACATCTTAGAAAGCATATTAAATGTCAAATTCATTGTATTTTCTCAAGAGGCTTACGATGAAAATGATCTTGACGGTGTATTGTTTTGCGGTGACAAAGTAACAAATGGTGTTTATCAACCTGAACACTATATTATGGTTTGTGTACACAAAAAGAAGTATAAACTCGTCTCATATAAACAGAAACACATGCTAACATATCGTGAAATACCATATGACGTAAAATCACTCATCGTAAACAAATGTATGGAACGTAATTCAGGTGTATACGAATCAATAGAAGACTTCAAACGTTTGAAAGAACAGCTACATATAGACGACTATGAATCAGAAGAAGAAAACGATTATGACTTATATGAAGACGATATCGAATTCCGTTTTTATGCCAATTCTCACAATGCCTATCCAGGTGAAGGATCAGGGGAAAAAATACCAAAGAAAAAGATGTCCGAATTCAAATCTTTGTCAAAAATCAAAGATTGGCGAAAAAAACTGGACCATTCCTATGTGAAAATGCCATTTATAATCGATGGACGCAAATGGGCATCTGTTGAACATTATTATAATGCTGCCAAGTTCAAAAAAGGTCATCCTGATATTTATTTCTCATTTTCTTTGGATAGCAACAGTGAATTGTCGAAAAAAGTATCATTGGCTATTGAAAAAGGCGGGAAAAAAAGTGGTTCATCAATAGATCCTGACTTCTACGCATCGCGAAATTTAGAAGAAAAGAAAAGCGCAATTGAAGCCAAATTTAGTCAAAATGAAGAACTGAAAAAAATACTATTGATGACCAAAAATGCCAAACTAGTACATTTCAAACGCGGGAATCCACCAGAAACGGATATTGAACTTATGGAAATACGCAAAAAAATAGAAAAATGAAAATATGTATAAAATAATAATTTCTATTTGATTTATAATAATGATTTATAAACCAAATGTTTTATTATGCTTTTCAAGCGCATCATTTATTTTGACATCTTGGTATGGATATAAAAAACAACAATATATGTATCAATTTGATTTGGTCAGTGCATTGTGTTCTTTGTTATATTGGTGTGACCCAAACAATACATACAAAAGAATTGTAGATGTTGGAACTGCTAACATAGCATCGATCGTATTTTTCAAACATATATACAAAAATACAAATGGTAAAATGAGATATCTTATGTGGTTTAATGTAGGTGGCGTAGTTACATGCTTTACTTTATCGTGTGTAACGTCCAGAATTAAGTACAATAATTGGCATCACTTCCATTTCTTATTTCATATGTTTGTAATTGGTACAAAGATGTTAGCATATAATACTAATTTATTATTGTAAAAAATATATAGTATATATAACTATGAAATTATCACCGGACTCACAAACATTGGAAGATTTTGTCGATAATTACAATATACAGGATTTCAAATTGTCGGACATCAGTACATCTGTAATAAAGAAATTATTTGAATTGTTGAAAAGAGCAAAGAAAATGAACCTAAAATCTGTCAAAGAATATTTCCCAAATACAGAAATAAATAATGGTGCCGATATTGATGAATCATTACAAGTAATACAAAATGATATTAAAATGAGATATAACAAACAATTCTGTTTTGAATTCAAAATAGGTGACAGACATTTCTACATTCATATGTTTTATCCTAATAATTCAATTAAAAGCGAATGTATATCTACTTGTAAAAAATGTTTGATTTACATCTATTGTTGGTTATATATCGCCAATTCTTTAGCCAAAAACGAATATTCGAAAAAACTCACAATTAACATTACATTCACTGATCACAAAAAACAAAAGCCGCCAAAAAGACAAGTGTTCGATTCAATACATGTAAATACAGCATATACATATGCCTGTCGCGAAGAAACGAATATTAATATATTTCGAAAAGAAGAATGGTTCAAAGTGTTAATACATGAAACGTTTCATAGTATGGGATTGGATTTTGTTTGTATGGATAACTCTATAATAGAAGAAAAAATAGGAGATTTATTTCCAGTGAAAAAATATGATATACGGGTTTACGAAACGTATTGTGAAATGTGGGCAGAAATCATAAATGTTTTATTTATAGCGTTTTTTGGATCCCGACGCAAAGATTTCAATATAATTATCAAAAAAATGAACAAAATGTTGGCATACGAAGCATACTTCTCACTCTTCCAAATGAATAAAATATTGGAAAATTACGAAATGAACTATGATGATTTATTGTCAAATCGCAAAATATACAGAGAAAACACTTATATTTTATCATACTACATTTTGAAGTCTATATTCATGTGTTTTTTGAATATATTTATTGAATGGTGCCATAAAAATAATAAAGATATAGAGTTCAATAAAACAGATACTGTTCTCCGCGAATTTGGTTCATTAGTGGAAAGATTATATAAACATCCTATTTATTTACAAAATGTAGAACGTATAAAACAAATGAAATCGTCCGATAAATTTGTCAACGATACAATGCGTATGAGTCTCTATGAAATGGGATAACACAAAAAAATTGAAGTCTTTTATAATGTAATAGTTATCATTATAAAATATCAGTTTTATTATGGGAATATGTAACTTGAATAAGTTTTTGATTAATAAATGTTCAAAAAATGCTATATACAAAATAAACTTGAATACTATGGAAAACAAAACCATAGTGATTGATACGAGTATATACTTATATAAATTTCTAGGACAAAATAAACTGATTGAACACTTTTATCTCCTTGTGTCCATTCTTTTATATTATAAAATCACACCTATATTTGTATTTGACGGAAAACCTCCTCCAGAAAAGATGGATTTATTAAAGCAACGCAAAGAAAATAAAAAAGAAGCAAAACATCAGTATTACTTGCTACAAGAATCCATCGATGAAAATACGACCGAAGAAGAAAAAATGAATATTATGAACAAAATGGAAAATTTGAAAAAGGAATTCATACGTATTAGCGACAGTGATATTAAGAACGTAAAGTTACTATTAGAATATTACGGCGTTTGTTATGTAGAAGCATCCGGTGAAGCAGACGTCGTTTGTAGCAATATGGTAATCAATGGCGAAGCATGGGCATGTTTAAGTGACGATATGGATATGTTCTTATATGGTTGTAATCGTGTGTTGCGATTTATTAGTTTACTGAATCACAGTGTTATTATGTATGATACTGCCGCAATATTGCGAGATCTACAAATGGATATAGATTGCTTTCGTTATTTCACCATTCCTTGCGGTACCGATTATAATATGAATACAAAAATAACACTGACTCAAATGATGAAACATTATACTTCTTATAAAAATGACAACAGCGGTAGCGATAGTTTCGATAAGTATTTGATACAAAACAATATAGCAGATGATTCTATTTATAATATCGGTGATATGTTCTGTATTATTGATAGAGATGTTATTCAAAATGATTTAATCTATAATTTCACAAAGAACATAACAAAATTACGCGAATTTTTAGGATTATATGGATTTATCTTCATATAATATATATATATTAACAATGATAGATTACAAGAATGCATTCAAATATTTTTTATTTTCATTAATACCTGCTTCAACCTATTTATATATAATATATGAAGATTACTACAGTAAAAGTAACGTAGAATTGAAAGATATAGAAGATTTAGTAAAGAATGAAAATGAAACGAAATTTTACAAAGATATTTTAGATAAGTGTGATGTTAATAAAAATTTATGTATATTATCTTACGAGATAACAAAAAGCGCATATGACAAAATCACATCCCATGGTATTACTGAATATTTAAATAAAGTAAGGGATAATGCTACGCCATTCGAAACCGGTGATAAAGAAGATGTATTTGTATTTCAAGAACACGAAGATCCGAATGAAACTAGCAAAGGAAATCTATTCACATTATACGATAATAGCAGTCTTCTTAACCAAAAATATGTAGCAGATACAATGGATGATTTGAATAAACTTTGCGGAGAAGGTAAATGTGATTTACTGAGTATTATGAGACAAATAACTACATTTTGCGATAATCATCCAAATGGCGGTTTCGTTGAGTATTATTGGTTTGATCCAAAAACACAACAAACTATTTCAAAACGCTCTTTTGTGATAAAGGTCAATGATGTTGAATATGAAGGCAACAAGCGCGATATATATATAGGAAGTGGTCATGCTATTAAAGCAAATTCAAGAAGTATTGATTTCTTTAAATTATACACAACTTTAGCATTTAGTTTTCTTTTTTTATTAATGTTCTTGGTGCTGAATCTATCAAGAGAATTCAAAAGTGAAATAATGGAAAATAGTATTATAATTGGAGCTATGGTATTCTTTTCATTCACAATGCTAGATAGATATAAAACATCACATAGTCTTGAAAAATACACAGAACTTATAACTAATAAAGGTGTAACTTCGAGAATATTGGGTGCTCTTTGTGCGTCTATTGCTATTTTTATAAGTTTATTCAAAAAAAAATACAGTAACTCTTTTTATATTGTATACGTAATAACATTAGTATTACTGATCCTTAGTTCTATACATATTAAAACATCTGACACTACAACCATAAGAAACATACTTACTATTAAATATATATCAAATATCATGATAACTATATTAATTTATATCGTATTCATATTTGTCATTATTGTTTATAAATAATTTTTGTAAAATATATATATATATATGAATAAAACTGTTGAAAATTCTATTGTATATTCAAGTGTTCTTTTAATTCCCATAGGCATGTATACATATTTACATTACAAAAATATAAACGACTTGAAAAAGGATTCGGAAACTGACAAAGAATTTATTGAAGATAACGATCGTTATACATTTTTTAATGATATACACGATAAATGTGGCCAGGATGGAAAAGACAACTGTCTTATGTCTTACAATTTAAGTATGAGTGCGTATGATAAAATAAAAAAAGACGGTCTTGAAGCTTTTTTGAATCATTTAATTCAATATCCCAAAAGTTTTCAAAATGAAAATGGTGATTATGTGTGGTTATATTTAAATAATGAAGATGAACAAGAGAGTATTAAAGGTAATTTGTATTTTCTATATACACCATCTTCGTTCATAAATGAAAAATATGTATCGGCTACAATGCAAGATCTTAATAATAGTTGTGGTATAAATAAATGTAATCATTTAAAAATAATGGCTGATATCAAAGATATAAGTGATCGAGCGTATCCAAAGGGTGGATTTACAGAGTATGAATGGTTCGATATTTCTACGAAAGAGATGATTGTAAAACGATCATTTTGTATCAAAATACAAGAAGTCGAATATAAAGGGAAAAAAAGGACATTGTATATGGGATCTGGACATACTAAAGGAAAGAAAACAAAGGAATTAGACTATAACGAAATGAATATTCACATGATTAATATACTTGTTATAATTTGTATACTCCATTTTTCGGGTATATTTAATAATATTAAACTTCAGATAAAAATACCAATTATACTGGGTGCTATTATTATTTTGACAATGAATATGATCAATTCGTACAAAGAAGATTATACATTGAATGGTTATATCGAAAATATTAAGCAAATAAACGATACAGGTCTTACATTGGAAACCATTATTATTTCAAGTATCATTTTTATACGACTATTCAAAATACGTTTACAAGATGTTTTATATAATGTAATGATAATTAGTCTCGGATTTTTAATGTTTAGCTCTTTATCTTACTCAAGTGATGATTTACATCAATTGAGAGTTCAGTTGCTAACAAAGCGTATTGCCTTTATTAACGGTGCGATTCTTTTGATATTAGGATTTTTACTTGCTGTAGTCCTCAAAGATAATAAAAAATAAATGAAAATATATAATTTTTATAATATATTTTCCATTAAACATTGTTTTTTATTTGTGAAATACTATTTTCCTTTGCTAAGATGTGTATGATTTTAGGATAAAACGACTCTTTCTTACACAACGCCGATGAATTTCTTTGCATTGGGATACATTTCTTTGAGAAATCGGAATCTAAATCGTCATAATCCGGATTGTTTTGTTTCCATTCCAATAATGATTGCATACTCTTTCTGCTGACTTCTTGAATGGCATTTTCCAATTTTTCAGTAGAATCGTCTTTATTCCAAACATCTTGATCTTTGATGTAAAGCGTTTCGCGTTTGACATCTGTACAGTGTATTGGTCGTTCCGATAGTGTAAGCTGTCGCAGATTGTCCATCAAAATCTTTGTAATACCATTAACAAAACCCAGTTGCGCGTTGTTCTCTAAATCATCGTGACTGACTTCAATGCGATTTATGAAATCCGAAAAATTAATGGCATTCTTACATGTCTCATTGAGAAACATATTAATGTTGAAGTTGTTCGTGTTATTGTTTGTCGTGTTATTTGTTACACCTACTTTGTCAATCATTTGCTCCATCAACTCATCCTTCTTTTTCATTTCTGTATGTAGCTCACTGATTATTTGTTGTTGATTCGCCATTTGCTCCATAGCTCGCACCATTAATTCTTTGTAATCAGAATCATTACTCGATACAGTAATAATATTTGTCTCATGTTTCACACATTTTTTCCTATGTTTACACAATCCTGACGAGTATTTGTACTCCTGGCCACAATTCTCACAAATATATGGTGCGGCGTTTTTTGGCGTTTTTTTGTTATCCTCCGTTATCCTTCGGTGTTTCAGTGTCAATAAATGACGGTTATAGTCACTCTGTTTACAGCATATAAAGTCACAAAATTTACAATGGAAAAAATCGGCGTTTTTTGGCGTTTTTTTGTTATCCATTATTATCCTAAAGTGGATAAAGAAAAAAACGCCGGATTTTGAACCAAATTTTTTTTTCAGTCACATACCAAAAAAGTAATCCTTCCTTTTTCACCCGTGTATGCTGTAAAATACGATTTTCGAAAAATCCATGAAAATTCACAAAACTTTTTTTCATTTTTGGACATTTTTAAAAATGTCCATTTTTGGGAAAAAGTTTGACGGATCCAAGGGGTTTTTTTCAAGGGTTTTTCAATGAGACTGTAATTCATATTTTTTATGTATATTATAATAATTACTCATGATATATGCTGTATTAATTAATAATGTATATTAAATACGATGTATAATAATTAATTTTTGTCAATGAAGCAAGGAAGGAAATGAGGCTTTATTACAGTGTGGGTGCGGAACGGCAGAGGGTGGAAATGCTGTGCGTCATGACCATAACATTCATATTTGTTACTATGAATTTTATACTTTCTCTTTGAATACAATATGTTTTTTACGGTATCTTTTCTTGGTTTTACCTCCTTTTAATTTTTTTCTTACACCACGAACTTGTTGCGCATCAGCTCCTTGACATATATTACATGAATAGTCTATTAAATAAATGTTTTTATATCCACACGCTCTTAAAAAATATATTAAAGATATTGTATTTATTTCCGACCTTTTACTATCAGTGCGAATAAAATCATCATCGATGGAAAACATAGGATGTGATGACATAGGATGTGATGGATCATTTAGAACAATATCCATGAGAGCATTTTTATAATCATTGAATTTCTTAGATCCTAATATATACTCACCTTTTTCTAATATACCGCCACTTTGTGCTACAACAAATATGTTCTGTATTGTTCTTTCCAAAAATTTATCTCCTATAGTATAACGTTTATTCAGTACGGTATTTTCACCACTAGGTGAAGTTGTTCTACGATATTCACCAAGCGCATATACCGAATCAGGATTTTTTGATATTAATGCTCTAGATAGTGATAGATTACGTTTTTTTTCTTCTGTATCAAAATATTCTGGTCTCAATATATTTGCTTTTTGCTCAACATCATTTTGACGAATAGTTGAACCAATAGAAAAAAATGATTCTCTGTCTATTTTTTTTATTTCATCTCTTAATTCTAATCCATTGAGACCAGCAATTCGATCGGAAATACTAAATAAGTAATGTACTAAACCTAATTTCTCTCTGATCGGGTTCGACCAATCATAGCAACCTAAAGGAGCATGTGTAATTAATCCAATATAGTCTACATCAGCATAATGAAGAGCACTATTATTAACAAAGGCAGGTTTCTTTCTCACATCATTAGAGCATAAACTTGTATGCTGTGTATATATATCACTTTGTAATACTTCACCATGTGTGTATATCACTAAGTATATGTAATTTTCACTCGAAGGATATGTGTCGAAATCTACAGATGTTCTCGATTTTTTACCTTTTACACCTTTTGATCTTCTTGGATGTTTTTCTATTTTTGATGCCGATCTTGTTCTGTATTTATTCATATATACTAATACTACATATTTTACGTTACTATGAATATATATTTACGTATAAATATTCATAAAATAATTAAACTGTCTCTTTGCGTGGTTCAATAGTATACTTGGACCCTTTTTTAACAAGCTGTCCCACATAATCCAATTTCTCGTCTGGATGTTTCTTTAACTTTTCATAACTTTGCATGGTATAAACTTCCCCTGTCGCGGTATTTACTGCGTATGCCACACCGTCTAATGTCACCTTTTTCAATTTCACTTTCTCTTGCTTTGTGGTTTCTTTTTGTTGACTATCTTCAAAAAGTGTAGGATAACTGCCGAACATGTTGGATGATACTTTGCCGTAATTAAAACACGATACATCCTTGCTATGTAGTGAACAATCCATCGACGTTTCTGTAATCACATTCAGGATTTGTTTATTAATACCGTGTTTTACATTAGATATTTCAAATAAATACTCGTCTGTTGTCAAAGGAGTCTTTTTATCTAACTTGCTCACATCGCGTCTACGCAGCTCAACATTATCTTCGTTATTACTTTGTTCCTCGCTCAATGTAGTCATATATAAAAATACTTGAACATTACGATACTCTTCGGACAAATCCATATGACTATTAATACGACGTGCTCTACCAATAACTTGTTCCAAACGCACCATATTCCAATACGGTTCCATAATGTGAACAAATCGTGTATTTTTCAAGTTAATACCTTCAGCACCCGATGATGTAATCATCATAATCTTTATTACTTCACCAAAAAAGTTATTTTCATACTTTTTGCGAAGTTCTTCTCGAATAGATACAGGAACCACATCCCAATTACTGTTATAAATATTCAATAACACTTCTTTTTCTTCTGCTTCTTCAGTACCAGTATATAAAAAGTAATTGGGTTTAGTATAATCGTTTTTTTCATGAAGTTCATACGAAGAACCAACTTTACTAATGCGAAATTGAGAAAAACCATTGGCATCCAGAACCAGTTTAAAAATACCAATACCTTCCAATGTACGAAACTGACTATATAATAAATGTAAACCAATATAATCCCGATTTTTCAAATTATCCAATATTTCACAGTATTTTGGACTATAAATTTCCAAATATTCAGGTAACAAGAAATCTTTGGCGTGATCTTTCAAGTATGATAAAGCACGTTGGATCTTTTCTTTGTACTCCACATCATCATAATCGTCCAAATCATTTTCATCATCATCCTTCTTATCTGTTTCGCCTTTTTCATCGGTTTCTTTTGTTATCATTGGACGACCAGGCGGTTTTGGAAACGCAAAATTACAACAAGCACGTGAAAAAATGCGATAACTAGATGCGATTTGATATAATTCATCCGTGTTACCCTTCTTACGTCTTCGTCTAGCGATCTTTTCTTTATCCGCTTCTTCTTTACGTATTTTTTCATACAATCCAAACTGGTAATCGCTCATCTCACACGCAACAATATGAAATATTTTATCATCGTTCATAACAAAAGACGGCAATAATCCCTCTTCCGCGCTTTTGAAATAAGAAGACAGTCCCAATATACGACGTTTCAATACATTTTCATTTTTCAATACCATAGAGTCACTATCAATAAATGCGCCAATGAAATCATCCGATAAGTCGGGTAAACATTTATTATTTGTTAATTGTACTTGTTTATCATTCACTTCTAATCCATTTTTATTCAATATAGCTAATACCGTTTTTACAAAATCCTCATCACTTATGTTGCCACTGTCATCGAGTTTTACACCATTATAATTTTGTTCTATATTTTCGCTTTGTTTACCGCGTTTCTTGACATTAATAAAACCGAATGGATTGCGAGTAATAGTGAGTTTATTTCCACTGTATTCCATGTAATCAAATGTTTTGAAATTGGCCTTTTCAAATAACTCCATGATTGTTTCCTTATTTACCTTACCCGATGTTTTAACGACAATGGGAAAAGTCCACGTTTTAATATATCCTCGCAAAATATTGTACAATACGCCTATTTCATTGGGATAATTGATAATCGGTGTACCAGTTAAAAGGACAATTTTCACGTTTGTGGCACCGAGTAGTAGTTCGTATATTTTTTGCGCAAAATTATCGGTTGATTTGATTTTATTAATAATGCGACTTACTAAGTTATGTGCTTCATCAACTATAACTACACTGTGATCAAAAGGATTATACGTTTCATTTTCAGTCAATTCATTGAAAATACGCGTTGTCAAACCATTGTAATTATAATCAATATATTTCACGCGTATCATTTCGTTTAATTGCTCATCAATTTGTTTTTGTTGATGTGAATCAAGTTCGCCAAAATTGGATGGCTTGGAAGCGTCTACTAACCAAGCACCATTTTGTGAACGTATGAATTCCTTAGGTAGTCCCAGCGCACTTGATAAAACATCTACCATATTTGGTTTACCATCGTTACTGACGAATTCCCAAAACTGATTTTTTCTAAATAATGGATCGCCACATTTTTTCAATTCACTGAAGAAGTTAGACTTTAATGAAGCGGGTGTCAAAATATAAACCTTTTTGTCACTTTTCATACCTTCCGCAATCGCTATACTTGTACATGTTTTTCCGGACCCAAGACCGTGTAAAAGTAGCAATCCGCGGTATGGAGTATGATTATTTAAATAATCACGAACGATTTTTTGATGTGTAAACAAATCATAATCCTTTTTGTCCTTATGACTAGATTCTTCTAATTCTTTTATATAAGGGGCCAATAGTTGATTGATTTTTTCGACAAATAGTTTACGATTATTCATATAATAGGAAGACGCTTTATGAACATATTTTTCTTTTAATGTTGGTAAACGTTCTTTGATACTCTTCTCATTTATAATTATATCGTCGATTTTCATTAGCGATACAGTTTTGGGCTTAGCTCGGCGTCCGCGTTTTTTGACCGTGATTTCCTTTGGCGTTTCATCTTCTGGCGCTTCTTCGGCATCTTTCGTTTCTTCGTCCTTGGTCTTTTGTTTTTTAATGGTGACTTTGGTCTTAGTTTTGATAACTTTATCTGAATTAGGTGCCTTTTCAATGATTTCAACGATTTCCTCTTCCTTTTCTTCATCATCTTCCTTCTTTTCTTCATCGTGTTTCTCTTCCGTATGTACAATTCCCTTTTTAATTTTTGCTAAAATAAGGTCACGATTTAATGTAGTCTCTTTCGTCTTATCGACAAAAAAAGGTATAACAGAAGGTGGTTCAACGTCTATTTTATTATTTGTATCATTTTCTACCTCTTTATCTTGATCTTCGTCGAATTCCTCGTCAAAATCCGCTTCTAATTCACCATCTTCATTATATACTTTTGCTTGTTCTTTTGCTTGTTTTCTTTCTTCCTTTTCTTTTTTCTTTGATTCGCTATTATCTATTAAATGGATAACGAAATCGCTATTTTTTACAGGTGCCTTTTTTATTTGTAATTGTTCTAAATAAGACATAAAGTATATACTATATTAACAGAAAATATATACTTTATATACAAATACACGTTTTGAATATTTACAATGTTTAATATTTTTCTATACTCAGCAATGCATTTTCACAAGATATTTGTTCTGCTTTCTTTTTAATTTTATGAGTACCAGATCCAAGTAATATAAACACTTTGGCATTTTCCGCCATATGCTGATGAATATGACCAAAATTGCGGAAATCCTTTATAGGCCTGGATTGAAGTACCGTTAAATTATGTGCACTTTGTCCTAAGCATAGAAACACACCCATTGTGTACCCTTTATCTACATTGTATTCCTGAATTTCCATATAATGCGGAGTAACTTTGAACTCCTTTTGAATACGCACTTGTAATATATTTTTGTAATTGTCATCATTTTGTATAAGATTCATCCAATCCACATGTTGTTCAAAAATAGACTCCACGAAAATTTGTACCATTTGGAATCCTGGACCCATGACAAATAGATTGTCAAACCACTTTTCATCGTCATGTATTTGAATGCGATTGAAATCTAAAAACATCGCTCCAATAAATGCTTCAAACAAACATCCTAATTTTTTAACATTTGTGCGTATTTGTTTGGATTCCGCATTTTTAGACAAAATAATCCATTTATGAAGTCCCATTTCTTGTGCGATTTTACCAATAGATTCATTTTTCACCAAGGCGATCTTTTTTTCAGTCATAAAGCCTTCATTTTCTTTGGGAAATCTTCTGTATAAATAATACTTCGTAATACATTCCAATACACCATCACCTATAAATTCCAGCCGTTCATTCGATTTGGTGTGTAGTTCCAAAGTATTTTCCGGTTTAGCAGCAATGATGATATTTTTCTCTGAATTTTCTAAATTGGGTCTCTTTGTATAAGATCGATGTATAAAAGCGCGTTTATACAACTCGAAGTTATATATTTGAACAGATATTCCATATTTTTTCAGAACTCGTTGAACATCATCTCTGGTTATTTCTATATTTTCAGTATTATATGGATCAAATACATAAATATCTTCACCAACCTCATTCTTTTGAATTATAATATCATCGTCCATGTTATATAATAAATTTGGTATAAATACTTTTTTATGAATCAATTTTTTATTTTATATGACAATTTAAACCCTTGAAGGTTCAAAATGTCCCATTTTAAATCTTCAAGGGTCAGACACAAGTAACGAATTAAAATTCAGAACGCCTTAGGCGTTCTATTTTAAATATTTACTGGTATAAAATATTTCTATATAATAAAAATGGAATTAAATGAATGTATAATATGTTTCGAAGACTTTGAAAATGAATATGTATATGAATTATTTGAATGTAATCATAAAGATAATATGCACATGAAATGTATTTACGAATTGGACAAATGTCCACTTTGTAGAGCCCCTAGAAAAAGTTCGGTACATATAAGTGTAATAATAATTCAATGTCAACAGTTTCACTCGGTTTGTTTCTATTTTTCTATTTGCGTTTATGTGATATTGGTGATGTTAATACTCAATGGATATGAAAAGGTAAAGTATATGATAAATGATAAAATGCTATACAATGATACATATGCGCTCGATTATATATGATTTATATTATTTTGATATAAACTGTATACTTATAATACTAGTAATGATTACAATTGAATTGGATATACGTGAACGCGAATTAATCGATAAGATGCCAATATATATGAAAAATTTGAATCTCGATTTTGTTATTGTAACAGCGCCGCTTGAAATTGGTGATATAATTGTCAAACAAGATGATGTTATATTATTGATTATTGAACGCAAAACGATTAATGATTTATTGGCATCTTTGAAGGATGGCCGTTATAGTGAGCAGTGTTTGCGTTTACAAATGGATGAACGTTGTGGAATGTGTCAAAAAATATATTTGATTGAAGGCAATGTAAATGCGTACAACGATCAGTGTAAACAAACAATCTATTCTACCATTACAACACTGACATTGTTCAAAGGATTCCAACATATGCGTACTTTGACACTTGAAGAAACATGTAACTATATCCTCATGACTGTGAATAAAATACAAAAAAGTCTCAAAAACGGGAAAACTTTTTACAATGTGAATAGTACATCTACTGAATCGACTAAGTCGTATACTGATGTAATAAAAACGTGTAAGAAGGAAAATGTAACGCCGCAAAATATTTCACAAATTATGCTTATGCAAATACCTGGTATTAGCGCAGCTACCGCAGAACATATATTGGTCGGTTTTGAATCAATATATGATCTTATTCATCAATTGCGGACGAATCCAAAAATATTGGAAAATAAAACGTATACATTAAATGGTAAACCACGAAAGATCAACAAAAAATGTTTGGAAAACGTGGCATTGTATTTAACTAATATTTGTTCCACTTGAAGACATAAATGACTGCGGAGGGTTACGATTGCCTAAATTCGGAATAAATTGGGCTTTAGGAGTAAAGTAAATGGGTTTAGTAACTTCTCTGTCCTTGTATACTCCGTCTTCTACTTGTGTTTGTGTATACTCTACACCACCCCAATTTGTATCCATAGGATTGGCACTAACCTTTCCACAAGCGGTGGATTGTTGAATAACATCAAGTATGTTGAATATGCCTTGATCTTGTCCCATGGGATCAAATCCATTATAACCATTAGCATTAAATTCTTTAGCAGTTATTTTACATATTTCGTCTCTAGCATCCACTGGATTCATACCGCCTTGTAAATCGAATGGGCTGGGACGTACACGATATACGTCATTGCCTTGAACATCTGTTTCCTCTTGTAAGAATAATATAGGACAATTATTACCTTGGGCTTGTTGTTCTTTTACATATGCCGCATATTCGTCTAAATTCGCAAAACGAATAGGAATACTATCTGTTCGATCATTCGTGTTATACATGTAAATATTGTTTCCTCTTTTTACTAAAACATTAGGGCATTTGGGTTTACTATTGCTGCGATCTTGAAGGTTCTCGAGTATACTGTTTTTTTTCATATACATACAAGGAGAGGCATAGACATATGCTCCCATTAAAAATATAATCAATAATATTAATGTAAAATAAAGTCTATCGTTTTTCATTATATTATATGACAACAAAAATTTTTATTTCGCAAAAATATATATTAAATATATAATGCACTTATTGAAAATTTATGCGAATTGGTGTCCCCATTGTATTCATATGGCCAATGATTGGGATAAGATGAAACGTACGTTACCGAAGTTTATTAATGTAGTAGAAATAGAAGAAAGCGAATTATATAAGTTGGATGAATTCAACAAGAAATATAAAAAGAATGTAGTAGCAAATGGTTATCCGACTATTGCGAAGGTGGCCAATAATAAAGTACATTATTATAATGGACCGCGAGTTATGAAAAATATGTTACAGTGGGTACTACCAAAATCATCCACACAAAGACGCAAGAGCAGGAAAAACAAGACGCGTAGAAAATAAAAATTGATTGATAATAAACTTATTTGATTAAATATATAAATATTTAACTAAATCATTACTATGAGTAAGAAGAATATAAGTATTAAATCGTTTCGATTGTTTGACTTTTATGTATACAATGACAAGGATACATATAAGTTTCACATTCAAATGTTTGGTATAAATGACAAAGGTGAATCTGCCAGCATAATTATAAATGATTATAAGCCCTTCTTCTATTTCAAGGTTTATGAAGATTGGACGGCCGGTAGTTTGCGCACATTTCAGGAACAGATTAATAATTATTTTTCAAATCCAAATAGTTCGCATAAATATAAAACAATCGAAAATGGATCGATTGTTGAACATAAACAGTTGTATGGATTCAATGCGGGTAAGAAGTTCAAATTTGCGAAATTGGTATTTAAAAATACAAATGATCTAAATAAAGTGAAAAAAATGTATCATGATAAACGTGGACCATTCAATGATTCTAAATATGAAATATATGAGGCAAATATTCCGCCCTTATTGAGATACTTTCATATATTTGAAGTAAGTCCATCTGGTTGGATACAAGTCAATTCAAAAAGATGTTCTACAAATAAGAGCACTTGTACATATGAGTTTGTTTGTAGTACAAGACAAATAACGCCATTGCCTGAAAAAGAAACACTAGTACCATATAAGATATGCAGTTTTGATATTGAAGCAAGTAGTAGTCATGGTGATTTTCCAGTTCCAGTGAAAACATACAAGCGTCTGGCCATGAATATGTACGATGTATTCAATAAGCAAAAACCGAGTGATAAAAATATGTGCGAGTTATTGATAAAAAAATGTGTTTTGACCGCATTCGGATATGACAAATTTGAAGATATTGATACGGTTTATCCCAAAGTGACTCCATCGAAAGATATTGTGGAGGAAGTTATTGGTAAGTTGCTTTCTACACCTATAAATGAAATCGAAACAAATGAAACGACAAAACAAATTCAGTCAATAAATAAAATTCTCTCGCAAAGTGTGGAAAACGAAGATGAAGATGAAGAATTCAAACAAAATAATAAAAAAATACAGAAAAAAGGAACAATTGTTGATTTATTGACAAATGATACTTATTCAAGAGATTACAAAATAACGTTATTGGATGAAAAGATTACCTCGTTGTTCTACAACTATAAACTGAAGGGTGACGAGGTTACGTTTATTGGATCGACATTTATGAGATATGGTGAAAAAGAGCCTTACTTCAATCATTGTTTAGTAGTCGACACTTGCGATGATATTGATAATGTCAAGGTGGATGTTTGTAAAGACGAAAAAGATTTATTGGAAAGATGGGCCGATTTGATAAAAAACGAGGATCCGGATATTATTATTGGATATAATATTTTTGGCTTTGATTATGAGTTCATGTTTAGACGCGCTTTGGAAAATGACATATGTGAAGATTTCCTGAAATTGTCGCGCATTGCGAATAAAGAAGTGAAGAAAGTGGACGAAGTATTTGCCATTGAAAACACGAAAGTGGTGTTGGCAAGTGGCGAGTATGATCTCAAATATTACGCAATGGAAGGACGATTACAAATAGATATGTATACATACTTTCGCCGTGATTTCAACTTGGCGTCATATAAATTGGACGATGTTGCCGGGCAATTTATCAGTGACGATATAAAGAAGACGGCCGTAATTTATGATAGTGACGGCGAATCGCAAACCAAGCTTTATAGTAAGAATCTCACTGGTTTAAATGTGGGTGACTATATTCATATAGAATTATGTGGATTTACTAGCGATTATTATGACGGAGGACGTAAATTTCAAGTATTGAGTATTTGTCAGGAAGATGAATTCAAGGTGATCACAATTCAAGGAGCTCATACATTCGACAAATCAATCAAATGGACAATGGCTAAAGATGACGTTACGCCGCAGGATATTTTCCGCCTTACTCGTGGATCATCGAGTGATCGCGCAAGGGTGGCGAAATATTGTATTCAGGATTGTAACTTGGTACATCATTTGCTAAACAAGACGGATGTGATCACTGGTTACATCGAAATGTCGCGCATTTGTAATGTACCAATTAGCTTTTTAGTATTTCGTGGTCAAGGTATAAAGTTAACCAGTTATGTGGCAAAGAAATGTCGAGAAAAGGATACATTAATGCCCGACTTGGATAGGAGTGGCGAAAGCGATGGATATGAGGGTGCCATTGTATTGCCGCCTAAATGTAGTATGTATATGGATAATCCAGTTGCCTGTGTAGATTATGCTTCACTTTATCCATCGTCGATGATCAGTCAGAACTTTTCACATGATAGTAAAGTATGGACAAAGGAATATGATTTAAATGGAAATATTGCGCAAGATAAAGATGGAAACGTCTTAATTACTGGCGAACGAGACAAAAATGGAAATTTTGTATACGATAATTTACCTGAATATGAGTATATTGACGTTGAGTTTGATACATTTAAATATATGCGAAAATCGCCAACGTCAAAAGCGGAAAAAGTGAAATGTGGAACCAAGGTTTGTCGTTGGGCTCAATTACCAAATAGTGAAAAATCGATTATGCCTGCTATTTTGGAAGAACTACTGAAAGCTCGTAAAGATACCAAAAAACTGATGAAAAATGAAACGGATCCGTTCATGGAAAACATATTGGATAAACGTCAATTGGGATATAAGGTAACGGCGAATTCACTTTATGGTCAATGTGGCGCTCGTACCTCGACGTTTTATGAACAAGATGTGGCTGCGTCTACCACAGCAACCGGTCGACAAATGATCATGTATGCCAAAGGTATGATAGAGGATAAATATGGTAATGGCGTTTTTGATACGAAAGAACATGGTTCAGTAATGACAAAGGCGGAATATGTGTATGGTGATACGGATAGTGTATTCTTTACATTCAATTTGGAAGATCCAAATACTCATGAACCGATTCGTGGTAAAAAGGCGCTGGAAATAACGATTGAATTGGCACAAGATGCTGCGCATATGTGTACCCAGTGGTTAAAACCGCCAATGAGTTTGGAATATGAAAAAACATTGATGCCATTTATACTTTTATCAAAGAAGCGTTATGTGGGGATGTTATATGAAGAAGACCCAAATAAATGTAAATTGAAGTTTATGGGTTTATCGCTGAAAAGGCGCGATTCATGTGATTACTTGAAAGACACATATGGCGAAATATTGAATATATTGATGAAAGAAAACAATATTGAAAAATCCATAGAATTTTTGAACAACAGTTTAAATGATCTAGTCGATGGTAAAGTTCCAATGGATAAACTAGCTATTACCAAAGCGTTGCGAAGTGATTACAAGAACCCCGAACGTATAGCCCATAGGGTTTTAGCCGATCGAATAGGTGAACGTGATCCGGGAAATAAACCCAAGCCGGGGGATCGTATGAAGTTTGTCTACATACACAATAAGAATCCCAAATCATTATTAGGAGAACGCGTAGAAACCCCGTCCTTTATAATAGAAAACAATTTGAAAATCGATTATACATACTATGTAACAAACCAATTGATGAAGCCATTACAACAATTATATGGTTTGGCATTAGTAGAAATGTGGACACATCGTAGAAAAACGGGTGCTATTAAGACATATACAAAGGATATTTCGAAGTTGGAAAAGGAATATGGTCATGATTTAGAGGACTTCATGAAACGCAAGGAAAAATATTGTTCGACAAAAGTGAAAACAATATTATTTGATAATATATTAAACCGTATAAATAATGATAAAGTCGGGAACTCATCCTTAAAATCGTTCTTTACGTAAACGTTATTTATAATATTTTTTAATTATTAAACGGTATATCAAATGTATAAGTTATTGTATTATATGAAACATCGTTATATGATACATTATTATACGATATGTCGTTATATGATATGTCATTGTTTGGTATTATATTAGATAAAAGAGTTGAAAAAAACCCTTGTGGAATTGGAGAATCAGTAAGATTATTAGAAGCATCACTATTCGAAAGTACATTATGGCGACAAACTGGACATATAGTATTACGTAAAAACCATCTGCGAATAGCGTCTGGTTTGAAAAAATGACCACATGATATAATACGACATATTTCTTCACCTTCTTCGAAATCTTCATGTGTAATTGGGCATCTTTCCTCATTCATTGATAAATCATAGGTAATTAATTCAGTATATGTGTCTATTTGAGTATTATTCAATGGTGATTGAGATACATTATTTATCTGATTTGTTATTTGATTCATATACAAAGTAAGTAATTCAAGTTCTAACGCATTTCTACTACGCGATGATATTGGTCTAGCTCTACGTGGAATCTCATAAGTTTGTGGAGTATTTATACTATTCGCACCATTTAAGTTATAAACATTTGATAATATATTAAACATTTGTCTCATATTTCTGTTATAATCCATCATATTAAGGTTATATTCACGATTTATGGTTTGATAATCTTCATTCATTCTTTGAATAGTATTCAGTAGTAATCTATGATCATTATTGTTCATTATATGTATATAAAGATTATTTTTTATATAACTTAGAATATGGATTTAAAAAATGCGCCGTTTTCAGGATTAGTAAATTTAGGTAATACGTGTTTTTTAAATACTTGTATACAAATAATGAGCAATACGAAGGAACTAAACATGATGTTCGAGAACTTGAAAGAGGTAAAAAACATAGAGGATGCCATTATATTGAATGAATATAATGGGTTGAGAAAGTTGATGAATGGTGGTAATATTATTAGCCCCAAACGGTTTATCTATTATGTACAAGAAGTTGCCACAAAAAAGGGGAAGGCCATGTTTACCGGATTCGAACAAAATGATATGCCTGAGTTTTTGATTTTTTTGCTAGATTGTATTCACAATAGTATTTGTCGACCTATATCTGTAAATGTTACTGGTACGCCTAAAATAAAAAAAGATAATTTAGCAATCGTTTGTTATAAGCATATTAAGGAAATATATGAAAAGGAGTATAGTGAAATCATGGATATATTTTACGGAATATACGTATCTGATATCACATCCATATCAGGTAAAGTATATAGTTCCAAACCTGAATATTATAGTATATTGGATCTTCCTATGAATGACAATACGGGAAGTTTATATGACTGTTTTGATATATTTACGAACGCGGATGTAATAGATGATTATGTAAATGAGAAAACAAAACGACGCGAGAAAGTAAATAAGCAAATCTATTTTTGGAATTTTCCGAAGATCTTGATAATATGTCTGAAGAGATATAACAATAATATTCGAAAGCGGAATAAAATGGTGGAATGTCCAGAAATATTGGATTTAACTAAATATGTAAAGGGGTACGATACAAATAACATGTATGAATTATATGCTGTTTGTAATCACATGGGAAATATATTTGGGGGTCATTACACGAGTTATATGAAGAAACAGGGTGTTTGGTTTCATATTAATGATGAAAGAGTGAATATTTTAAAAGAAAATGTAATATCTCCGAAAAGTTACTGTTTATTTTATCGTAAAAAAAATAACTAATTATAATATAATGAGCAATAACGAAAAAGAAGAAGTAAATCAATTGGAAAATGTATTCAATACTATCTTTAGTGAAACCCTAGTTACTATTTTCTTATGGGTATTAGCCATATATTTTGTGTTGAGTAATTCATTTGACATTACCCGTAACGACGGGAAGAATTTTTACACAAAAGTGGCGAATGTAATAGTACTTATAATAATATTTGCGTACATATTTAGCAGTTATTATGATTTATCCAAAGAACAACGTCAGAACTATGCCACTCATTTGAATGAATCTTTGAAGAAATTCCTGAAAAATTCGGGATCATTATTGGAAACTGGGTTGTTTGGATTAATATTATATGGTTTAGCATTTATAATACGTCTCGGAACAAATGATACTCAAAATCCTTCTTCAATCAATGTGTTGATGACGCTAACAATAATTGTCTTCGTAATTTTAGTAACAATTATTTTTATCCGAGAAATATTGAATATTCCTATTATTGATATACTCTTTGGATCATTTGGTAAATTGGTAAGCACCGAAGAAGAAAAGGAAGAAACTCCAAATGATACTGAAAGTAATGTAACTGAGAACGAGAATGGAAATGTAAATCAAGAAGTGTATAATATTTCTAATAATCTATATTCTTATGACGAGGCACCTTACGTTTGTAAAGCCCTAGGTGGACGTTTAGCAACATATGATGAAATCGAGAAATCTTATAATAATGGTGCCGAATGGTGTAATTATGGTTGGTCAGCAGACCAAATGGCTTTATTTCCAACCCAAAAGGAAACATGGAATGAATTACAAACAAATAAAGATTACAAAAATGCTTGTGGACGTCCTGGTATAAATGGAGGTTTTATTGCGAATCCAAGTATAAAGTACGGAGTTAATTGTTATGGTATTAAACCAGATCCAACAGAAATGGAAGAAAAAATGATGGAAGCAAACAAATCATTAGTAGTACCACGTTCACGCGAACAAGTGAAGATGGACAGACGCGTTGAATTCTGGAAAGAAAATGCCAGTAAACTATTGAATATCAACTCATTTAACAAAGATAAATGGTCGCGATATTAATATATTTAATTATATATGAATATATTATAATGCCTATTGAAGAATATAAGAAAGGAACAAGTAATTTTCCGAAAGTAGTAGGAGAGATTCAAGGAAAATGTAGTACATTATGTAGAAATAGTGTTGACGCAGATTATGTAAAGGAATCACTTGATAAATGTGATTTTTTGTATGTAAATAAACTTTTATATGGTATAATAGGGTTTGCTACAGTGATTAATGAACAAGACGAATTGTATATAGATGTTATATGTAATGCCGACTTTGAAAGTTTTCTTAAGGATATATATTGTACATTTTTTAAAATAGCTACAGGTAAGGATATTATCGCAAAGATTATCGATAAAGCAAAATTACTTCGAAAGAAAAAAGTACAATTAAGGGCATTGACGCCTGTGATTTCGTATTACTATCGTCTAGGTTTTGATTTTTTGACCGGTAGCAAACTCTTGAAATCAGACCGTGTACACGCAGTAAGAAGTGCGATACAAGCTTTGAATGAAAAGGAAGATGAAATTAGCGATAAGGTATACAAAAAACAATCACCAAGTGCTCATGATACTCGAGAATTAAAACACCTTGATGAAAATGTCAATACACAATTATTAAAATTATATGAACGTTATACACCAGGACGATATACAGAGCAAAAAATAAGTGAAAGGTATAAAGAGAATGTACCAGTTCAAACAATGGTTGAAGATACAATTGATAATGGATTTCCAATGATATATAAAATAAAATCAACAAGTTCACGTTCAAGATCAAAATCTGATTCAGAGATAGGTGATATGGGTATGACTCCATCGTGTAGTGTAATGGGAGGTACACGGCGCAAAATGAGAAGAAGACGTCGACGTACTATGAAAAGATAAACAACATAAAGATTATATGATGTTTATCAATAATGATTTGGTCTTTGTCTACACGTACATGTAAACAAATGAATGTAAGAAACAAACATTGGTATCGTTTTTGTCATTCAAAACCCACTATGGTTTTTATACCAATGCCTATTCAGAAATTTGAATATAAATCATTCGATGAATTTCTGTGTAAGGCTAATAAAGAGGTCATTGCCGATTTCTATAAAAAAATAAATGAAAGTACTGGAAAAATATTGAAAAATGGAGACCCTATTTATATAAAAACGTGTGATCTAGATGGTAGAAAAAACACACATGTACAAGTCAGTAATCGTCCATTAGAAATGTCTCATAGAATCGATGTATATTAACGTTTCTTTCTAGTCTTTGTTTCATTGCTTTTATTTTTAACAGTGTGTTTTGATCCATTTACATTCTTCAATAACAGCATATTGTGTAAAATATCAAAATGATCATTGTCAATAATATGATTTGACGTTGATTTAGCTATTGGTTTGCGCGTATGATTTTTTACCACTAAACCACCTGGAATACTATATTTTTCCAGGCATTTTATATCATCATTTTCCAAATTACATAATGATTGAATAGAAGTACAAACACCGTTTTCACAATATGTTTGCGAATCATTGGTGGAATATGTACTTTCCGTATATGAAGGTAAATATGTAATGAGCATTATATATTTAACACATATTTATTTTATATCATTTCTCCGTATATCTGGAACATTTCGAGTCTCGCGATTGTCTTTCAAATATTGTATTATATATTTGACATTATCTTCATTATCAATCACTTTTTTCAGACACTCTTCGACATAATTAAACGTTAATGGCGAATATTCCTTTTTCATTGCGTATTTCAATGTACCATTGTTTATAGTGATCGTCTTATTTGTCAAAGTATTTGTTTCCATATATGAGCATATATCATGTGTCACAGAATTTTTATTTATTCTCAATTGTTTCAAATTCTCATTGTGTTTTTTTATTTCATTGTCTAAATGGATCCATGAACGCACTTTATCGGCAAATTCATTTGACATTAGTTAAAATAAAATGCTATTATTTATTTTCTTTTTCTAAATCTTGTTTTGTTTTTAATAGATTTACGTCTTCCCTTTTTAGTTGTCTTAGACTTTTTCGATTTATTTATCGTATTGTTTGCGTAAACAAACACAGCAGGAACAATTAAGTCGGCTAAAGTGCTACCACCTCTGTTTTTTTGACTCTTGGCCATTTATATATGATTATATTTTTTTGTACATGTCGGTGAAAAATAAATTTTATATATCCCATTGAGTTTCCAAATTTTTTTCCATGAGTGGTTTAGTATAACGTAATAAAATGTACAAAATCGATAGTATAATACAAAACACAATAATGTTATACAAACAAATGATCCAAATATAAATATATAACTCATTATACAGCAAATTGAACATTGGGTTTAATAAATACTTTTTTAGATCTTCATTTTTTATCAAATTGGTTAGCGACTTCATTTATTATAACGTATAAAAGAATAAAAGAATACATACGCATTGCGTAATGATAACGATAGAAATATGTATTTTAAAGTATGGAATCATTGAGAGAACCTAATAAACAATTCGATTTTTCAAAGTTGGCTTTATCGTCGCCTATTAATGTAAATGGTGGAAACCACTTTATTAAGTATAATTATGAGCAATGTCCATTATACATAAAATCACCGCCATGTTCCATAAAACAAGGTATTGTTACCACCGCAAAACGTATTTTCTGTGACTTAATGTTTACCAATGAAAATTCGGAGTTCATTGAGTATATTGAAAATTTAGAACAGTATAGTCAAAGATACATTTATCAAAATAGAGAAAAATGGTTTGAAACCGAATTGGAAGAAAACGACATTGAGAATTCTTTTAATTCCTGTATGAAAATTTATAAATCTGGTAAATTTTATTTGTTAAGAGTTTCAGTTCCCACAATTTTAGGAAAATCTAATTTGAAAATCTACGATGAAAATGAACAATTGATTGATATACAAAATATTAAGGAAAACGATAAAGTTGTTTGTGCTTTAGAAATACAGGGTATTAAATGTTCGGCACGAAGTTTTCAAATTGAAATCGAGGTAAAGCAAATGCTGCTAATCAATCAACAGAATATATTCGAAAAATGTGTGTTACTCAAGAATAAAAAACCAGATACAAGTACTGTCAATATTGAAAATGAAGAAGTTAAACCCAATGTAGTGATTGAAGAGAATGATGAAAATAAAACGGATGAATCCAATGTAGTGATTGAAGAAAATTGCGAAAATGAAGTGGATGAATCCATTGTGACGATTGAAGAAAATTGCGAAGATTTGGAAAAATCAGAAGATGTAGATGAATCTATAACACCAACTGATGATATTTTTAGCAATAATGAAAACGATGAAAATGAAATAGTAATAAATACAAATGATCAAGAAATTGAGAAAACACAGGATAATGAATCCACATTGGAACCAATGGAAATAAATGTAGAAGATATTATAAAGTCGAATGAGTCGAATGAACCAGAGGAATGCGATATACCTTTAGAAAACTTCGATAATAATGTAATTTCTTTGAAAAAGAAGAATGATGTTTATTATGAAATGTATAGAAAGGCATTAAGTAAAGCCAAAATGGCAAAAGAGTTGGCTCTAGCATCCTTTTTAGAAGCAAAGGATATCAAAAATACTTATATGTTGGAAGATATTGATGATAGTGATTTAGATGATTCTATTTCATTGGATAGCGATTAAAAATATTTTTAAATAAAAAATAATGTCCACCGATTATATATATTAGATATGGCATCTAGTTTACTCAAGAATCTACTTAAATTTGATATTGTTACTCTTTTAGTAATATTAGCCTTGATCGGGGGTTTATACTACGCCTGGATGATGTATACAGAAGAAAAACTACCAAAATCTGAAAATATGGTGTCTCAACAACAAATGAATACAAAATCAGAACCTGCTCCAATTGAACAAACGTCCATGACATCTAACTCCGATTACAGTGGACAGGCCGCATTGAGTGGTGCTGATTTGTTACCAAAGGACAGCAACAGTGAATGGAATAACTTAAACCTTGAAAGAAATGCCAATGGTGTAGTTATGCCTGATATGCTTCAAGCTGGTGTTCACCAAGGATTAGATACAGTAGGATCTGTATTAAGAAACGCTAATCAACAATTAAGACCTGATCCTGTTATTCCTAAGACAAACACTGGGTTATGTAACGTAAATATGAGCACAATTGAACCTGATTCTATCCGTGGAGACTTGAAAATTGGATGCGGATATTAAACAATTTAATTTATCAATACGTTTATTATTGATAAAATTAGCACTCTTAAAAATAACCATAATATATATAAATGGAAAAAATAGATATATTTGGAATTTGCGTAGTTATATTCATCGTTTTGATCATTATGTATATTTATTATGATTCAGATAGTTTTCAATTGAAATGTATTGTCTCCTCTGTAGATGGTAATAAATACTGTGTACGAGAGCGCGAAAAAATACAGGACGCAGCCGATCTTTTAGCAACAACTACAGATAAATGTAAAACTTTAGTAAGTTTTGTTGCCGATAAATATCCCGATAATGAGGCGGTACAAAGATTGGTGAATGGATATAATCCTCAAAAGATCATGGAGACGCTTCCAACTAGTCAATACACAGCATACAGTGAAAATAAGGGTGAAAAATTGGCATTTTGTCTAAATAAGCAAAAGGGTGGCACCAAAAACGATTTAATAGATGAACATACACTGATGTTTGTCACCATTCACGAACTTGCGCATATAATGACCAAATCGATCGGACATAAGACTGAATTTTGGGACAATTTCAAATTTTTGTTACAAGAAGCAAAAGACAGCGGCGTACATGAACCCAAGGATTACAAAAAAGAACCACGGGAGTATTGCAGTATGAAAATTACCGATAATCCTTATTTTGACGCTTAAATATAAAAAATATAGTCATATTTAGTATATGAGTACATTCAAAGTAATTATAAAGAGTGAACAATCAAAATTATTGTTTTTCGGGAATGAACATGATTATGAGAGCCATTTAAGTGAAAAGCAGAGACGTAATTTCAAAAAGGAGGACATTATTTTTTCCAAATATACTATTTATCCTGACGATACAATACAAACAATAAAAAATAAAATATTATTGACACTTAATTATGATGTATGTTACGAAGAACTCTATATTTTCGGTATGAAAGAAGTAGAAATGGATAAAAATATCATTCGAGAGTTGGAAGATCATCGCGACTTTAAGAAAAATGTTAAGCATGTAAATGAAAATACATATGAAGTGAAAACGCTTGTTGGATATAAATACGATGGTCCACATGATTATCTGTTTCCAGTTGAACCTTATAAATATAAGGATCAAGAAAAGGTGTTGTTTGATTTAGATAACTCCGTGTTATTAAGTTTTTTAACACAAAGTAATACATTATATGTATGTACATGTGAAGATGTTGTGGATTACTTGGAAGACGATAATGTAATTCCAATATATTATCCGCTCCTTTTCAAGAATGGAATAACTTCTTTGTCGAAGTTGCGCAAAGAACGTCAAAAATTAATAGGCGAAAACAAAAAAAAGATCCCCGATGATTTATTGAAACTTTACGAGTGTATAGATTTATTACATAGTATTAATATTGCGGTTCCAGTGCGACCAACATACATAGATAATGGCATCAATTCTTTCAGTGTTAGTATACAAACAAGATACAGTTTATTACCACTGGATGCTATATTTAAATGTATTCATGCTACAAAAGATTGTCAATATATTAAATATAATCCAGGATTCAGTCGAGATACATTTTATCGTTTTTACACCGAAAAAACGGCGAAAAATGGAAGAAAAATACCTTCTTTGAAAATATCCGAAATATTAAAATATTCACGTGAATTAGGCAGGAGGGAACAAATTGCCTTTGTAGTCAATAAAAGCTTTCATAGTGATCAAAAAAATATTCATATTATTTTATCGAAAAATGGAAGTATTACAATAAACGGATCATTTAAAGCCACCGTTGAACTGAAAGTATTAGATTCTTTGTTAAAGTCAATATTTGAAAGCGTAATTGAAAATATTAATGATGGTATAGAACGTTTAGGTTATACAATTGATCCATTTATTTCATTAGTACATGATAATGTCACTATAAATAATTTGACTTACGTATACGCATTGAATATAATGAAGGCTATTGATTTATCAAAATATCGTAATTTATTTTATTCTTTGTTCTTGATGAAAAAGGACGATTTGGAAAATGATGGATCCACATTAATGTTTAAACGTGTAGATAACTATATTGCTATGAATGAAATAGACGAGTTTATTACAATGATGCGCAAAGAAACTGCTGATGTACCAGAGATTATTACTGGATTAATAAATGTATTACATATGGATGAAGAAACTGCGCGTAAGCATGTACAAGATTTTTTTGCTGAACATCGAATATTAAATGGTGAACTGATTGATAACATTGGTTTTCCAATATTGATTACGCTACAAAAAGCAAAAAATCAATTGAATATAGTAACATCAAATATTAACAATGTACATTATATTCAAATATTACAGGACTATTATGATGCTATAATGAAACTTTATCAAAATTCAGACGAATTAGAAAGTATTATTGATGCTATAGAAGAATTAACAAAGAAGAAAATAAATGAGAAGATTATTGAAAATACCAAAGCTGTGTCAGTTGTTCATTCCATACCAAAAGACGCTGAAATAGATACCGATTTTTTCACAATGAATGGAAGTGAAGAAGTTGTTGGTGTCACAGAAGAAGATGAAGAAGGTGATGTCTTTGGTATGATGGATGAAGACGAAGAAGAAGATGAAGACGAAGAAGGTGATGTCTTTGGTATGATGGACGAGGACGACGAAGATGAAGAAGAAGAAACATCCGGAGGAAGTGGTGATAATTTACAAAAGAATGTAACGGGTATGAAACTGAATAATCCAAATCCATTTTATTCACGAATAGAAGATCGAGATTCTACCTTTATATTGAAAAAAGACGTGGGCAAATACAATTCATATCCGAGAAAATGTCCACCTGCCGAAAAACGTCAACCAGTTATATTGAATAAAAAAGAAATGGAAAATATTGAAAAAAATCATCGCGATTCATACAATGTGGCTCTTGAATATAGTACAAAAGAAGAGCCTTTTTGGTATATTTGTCCTAGATATTGGTCATTAAAAGACGACACAAGTTTAAGTGAAAAGGAAGTAGAGGCGATTTTGAAAAAAAATCCAAAAGCCGTCATTCCACAAGGCGCAAAAGTTGTACCAGAAGGATCATATATTTATGAATTTCGACATCCAAAACAGCATATAAACTCAAAGGGTGAATATGTTTATCAATATCCTGGTTTGATACATGATGCCCATCCAGATGGCTATAGTATACCATGTTGTTTCAAATTACCGAAAGATTCACAAGCACCAGCAAAGAAAACAGAAAAAGTATATAATTACGTCGTAGATTCAATCAAATATCCAGTACCAAATGCCAGACAAGGATTTTTGCCATTACCTGCCCAGATATTTTTCCAAAATGATGCCAAAACATGTGTATCCAAGAGCAATAGTGCTTTATTAAATGGTGATGTAAGGTGTTTAATACGCATTGGTAGTGAACAAAACATATTGTGTTCATTTATTGGTGCCATAGCAAGTGCTTATGCCGAAGAGCATAATAGAAATGTACCCTCTATTGAACAAATGATGTCGATTTTATGTGAATCTTTCACATTGGATGATTTTATTAATTATAACAACTCTTCATTGGTAAGTGTATTTGGATCCCGAAATACATATGACGTTGATGTGGAAAAGTATAAGTATAGCAAATTATATAAAATGATCCATAACAAAGAAGAAAAATCAAAGGATGAAACCGATTTTTTCAAAGATACAGTGAAATCCTTCGAGAATTTCAAAATGTATATTAGTGATAATTCGGCATTTATTGATCATACCTTTCTTTGGGAAATTGTAAGTACTCCTAATTTGAAATTATTCAAGAATGGAATAAATCTTGTTATATTAGAACTCCATAAATCGAAATTACGTATATTATGCCCATCGAATCCGTATAGTGAATATTTTTTCGATAAATCAAAGAAAAGTGTAATTATGTTAAAACAAGATGATTTCTATGAATTAGTTTGTATCCAAAAAGGAAAGAAGATCATCAAAATAATGGAGAGCAATGATCCACTCATTGGTGATGCTTTATTATTTGCGGCGGAAAATATGGAAAAGTTTTGTCGCCCTAAGAAAAGTTTATTGTCGTATGATTATCCACGTCCATTGAATGCGGTTGAAACTGAATCGATTTTGAGAAAACATAATATTACTATTAAAAATAAAATATTGAATTTTCAATCCAAAATCGTGGGGTTTTTTACAACAATCTTTGTACCATGTGCTCCTTCATCGTTATTTGGAAAACATAGTAAAATGGATAAATTCATGAACAATATGGGTTTATATAAAAGTTATGAATCAACTATCAAAAAATTAAACGATATGTACGAGAAAACTAAGGGTGAAATAAAATGTAATCCTATCAAAAAGGTAGTATATAATGGTATTATTCATGGAATTCGCACAAGTAATAATCTATATATTAAAATCAAACCATCGATCTCTTTGACAAAAACCGACGACGAATTAACAGTGGAATACAGCAATGACTATATGGAAGCGGATGTTGAAGCAACTACATCAAATAAGAGCGATAAAGAATTGGAAATAGTGAAACATGTTCAGTTGGAAACGCAATATTACAGTGTTTTCAGAACAGTTGTGCGTATTTTACTTAATCGTGATGTCAATTTCGAATTGAAAGCCAATATAAAAGAAATTATTGGAAATACAGAAGAAAGTTACGAAATGAAGATTAAAAAATTGGCTGAATTATTGGAATCTTTGACAAAGGATCATGTTGATTTCACTGATGTTGATCTGAAAAAAATAGAAGAAGTACACAGTTGTTTCCGTAAATGTAAATCAAAGAAGACTTGTAAACACAATGGTGATATATGCGTATTTGAAATACCGAAGCATAATATATTACAACCTGATGTTGATAATGATGTATTCTACTTTGTCAAATTAGCGGATGAATTATTGCGTGTTTATAGTATTTATGCTTTTATCATGGAACCAAATCGATTTTTGAATTACAATAATATGAAATATAGTGTCAATAATGATGAAATATTATTAGTAGATGCGTTGGTGAATCATGATTATTTCAATGAAATGGAATTATTGAATAATAAGTTTGTTGATCAAATAACATATGATACAGCAATACCAAATAAAGCACAGTCTTATGTAAATGAAGTGGAAAAAATATAATTACATAAATAAATACTATTTATTCATGTAAATTACTTATGTTTACTGAGAATAATTTTGTATGCAGAAACGATGATTGACAAAGAAATAATAAAAGCTATAAGATGATTGTGTTGATCTGATGTCATATCGCTGTTTATATATTTTCTACACAATGGAAGCAACATATTATCTGGGTCAGTATTTGTCTCATCTACTGGGGTTATTTGTGTCAATGGACATCCTTTAAATATATACCATGTTAAAAAATACAATGCGGGATACCAAAAAAACATACTTCAAATACTTAACTGGTAATAATGGTAACAAAATTACAGTAAGTGGAAGAAGAAAAATGGAGATAATAAAGATAATTCATAATATATTATATATAATATAAATCATTCACAACCTTTTTTAAAGATAGTTTTTGACTCAACCTTTAATAAAGGTTGATTAGAATCCCATATTATAATCATCGTCGCAAACATTGGTATTTGTCGGTTTAATATTAAATAGATTGTTCTTAATTTCAATATTGGCACGTTCGCATTCTAGAGTATCCGCTTTCAAATCAAACATCTCATCAATTGTTTTACCCTTGGTTTGTGTAACTTCTGCCAAAGTCCCCATTTCTTTCATATCTAAAAGTACGTTAAACGCACCTGTACCATAATTACCATATTGACCACACATGACGTTCGCACTTACACCTCTCATATGATCTAGATCGGCATGTCTAGATGCGGTAAGTAGAACTTCGGTTTGTACTTCAAATGTTGCCTTAGCAATAGGACCAATATCATCGTTCAATAAACCAGATCTAAAGATAGGTGTCATCTCGCGATTCATTGTCATTCTATTACACAACAAATTCAAATGATGATAGTTCACCGATAAACCAGCAAAACTCATTACTTCTGAAAATTCATTAAATAATACTTGACGAGCAGCCTCGATACCCAATACATCACAAATTTCCCGTACATCATTACTATATGTTCTATTACTATCAATATAAGACAATGCTAAAGTATTCATCATGTTTGTTCCTACTGTATCTAAAACATACACATCTTTTTTCACGTATTTTCCATCTTGTAATGACACCATATTAGGTAACTTACGCGGCATAACATTTGTTATACCATTTACTCCACGCAAAATGATATTGTTCAATAACGAATCTTGAAAGTCTTTTATCATGTAAATTTCATCGGATTGATCTAGTGATTTCTTCTTAGTATTCATACTGCTCAATGTACGTATTCTAAAGACTAATTTGTCACTATTATAATCAGAGTATATACAATGTACTTTTCCGCCAAATGGACTATGTTTGATTGCGAAGTTGATATCATCCATAGTGATGTTTTTATTTAACAAAACTTCGGGGTCTATTTCGATACGCGTGATCCATTTGCTATATTCTGGTTTTTCTTCAACAACTGGTAAACATCCTTTCGACACATCTCGATTTAAACATTCTTTTACCATATCTTCATATTCATAGTATTGCTCCAACAACAATTTATCGTCTTCAATAAAAGTCGATCGTTCATCTGGATCAAAATATATTTGTATGCTTTTTACTAAATCCTGGAGTTTGGTATATTCAATCATATTGGAATATTTATTGGCTCTTTCCTTATTATCTTCATCATGTTCTTTCAAATGGATTGTAAGTGATGGATTTTTTGGATTCTTCGTTAAACGCAACAATTCCTCAATACGTGGTACACCACGAGTTACATTTGATTTACTTCCAACACCCGCATGGTGAAATGTATTAAGTGTCATTTGCGTGGCCGGTTCACCAATAGATTGACCCGCTATAATACCAACCATTTCCCCTGGATGAATAATAGACGTCTTATATTTGCGTATGATATTTTCCAATACCATGATCAAAGCATCTTTATGGAAACGTTTGATGACCAACAAATCTTTCGGACTTAAGTAATAATAATACATGGTTTCGAATAATTTCGATGGTCTAACGCCCATATATTTGGTGATTTTATCATAATATTTCTCGATCAGTTCAAATGCTTCATTTGGCGTAATATTTACAATCGAATTGCCATTTAAATTCATTTGCCCTTGAACATTCGCAATGATATGACTGAATGAAACCGGTAATTTGATCTTATTATCATCTTTCATTAAGAATACCTTTTCCACTAATTCATTGCGTTTTTCAATCATATAATCAATATACTTTTTACACTTATCTTTCGTTACTACTCGCTCCTTTTTCAAACGTTTCAATGTGCTTGGTTCATATATCGAAAGCAGATCCTTATCTTTGTCTTGTAGTCCAGGAATATCATAATGCATATATATATCTTCAATGGACATGGAAACTAACGGGACAAATTGCGTTTCCAATCGACAAGTATTCATATAATCATCGCCATAAGCAAATTCCACAATCTTTCCTTTGTTATTACGAACAGTCATATCATATTCTACTTTCAAGTCTTCCAATCCCTTGATCAATCTGCGCTGAATATAACCCGTTTGCGAAGTCTTTACTGCTGTATCAATCAAACCAACACGACCACCCATTGCGTGAAAGAATAGTTCAGGAGCTGTCAAACCGGAAATATATGAATTTTCGACAAAACCACGGGCACCTGGACCATCATCATATTTATTATAGTGAGGCAACGTTCTATTATCAAAACCATAGGGGATACGACGTCCATCCACGTTTTGTTGACCTAAACCAGTAATCATCTGAGTAATGTTTGTCATACTACCCTTTGACCCAGATTTCACAATCATCAAAAACCTGTTGTATTGACTCAAACTATTACGAGCAATTTTACCCGATTCGTTCATGGCCTTATCCAAGATTTGATTGACGCGCATTTCGAATTCTTCTTTATTACTTTTCGAGGTTTTGTTATCAAATATACCCAAATGAACTTTTTCAATAATAGATTGTACTTCCATTTTCTGTTTTGTAATTGCTTGAATTACTCGTTGCTTTGTAGTTTCATCCGCAATCAAATCACTAATACCTACACTATATGCGCTAGTTTTCATGTATTCCGTCACAATATTTTGTAAGTTATCGATGAAATCAGAACACGCCTTATTTCCAAAATCATTGAAACTTCTATGTAATATACCCTTAGTTCCACTCATTACAACCGATTTATCGATTTGACCGCGAATATATTTACCATTACGTATTTCCAATACATTGTTGGATGTATTGAAATCTTCATCGTCATCAAATAAACCATTTTTGTATTGAAGTGTCAAAGGGCTCATAATTTGCGATAATATATCAAAACTCGATATTTTTGGCCCTTCGCGTAAAGCCTTAGTATTTACATATTTATAACACATCAACAAATTCATTGCTTCGCGTTGAGTGAATTTTATATTGGGTCGCGTGAATCTATATGATCCCAAAAGTGAATCTTGATATATACCCACAATTGGGGAACTAGATCCCGGACTTATTATTTGATATGGTATTGCTGCCAAATGACGCAACTCTGTTTCTGCCAATACATTTTGTGGCATGTGCATATTCATTTCATCTCCATCAAACGTAATGACCCAAGAGTTTCCTAATGGGACGGACTGTATCTTAAGCAAACTCAGGATGGTTAATCCTTCATCATTCACCCACACCCGTTCAGTCTCTGAACGCCTGTCATATCCTATCATAACGGACTTAGACAGTAACGCTGCTGATTATCCAATTCTTAACATTATGACCATTGGGTTCGGCAATTAACCGAGTTCCCCCAATAACGTTTCCATTTATGGGGTGGTAGTTAAGACTCTAAGGACGTTCCAGCATCAAGGTGTGTTGCATATAAATTTATAAATGTTTCAGGAAGTATTATATTTTTACAGGTGTGATATTCTTCTAATTTTTTGAAATGTTCATATATTTGTTTAGTGTCAATTCGATTATTTTTCTTTAAATTATCTTTGGCTAAAAGAGGCATTGTATTTCTCCAATTAAAAGCTAAGAATTGTTGATCTTCTTGTGATAAATCGAAATGAGAGATAGGTATTACATGATCGATATGCCATAAAGCACCGTAATTGTCTAAATTGAAATCACTATTATAAGTCATTATCCAATCTAAATAATCGGTAGTAGATGTTCCTAAATATTCAATAGAGCTTTTGGCTTTATGAAACTTCAAACAATTATATATTCTTGTTCTGACATAGCGTTTGAATTTTTCTTTAGGTTCATCTCTTTCACAGTCACGGCACTTTTTACGGTTCCATCTAAATCTGTCTTTATGTTTTATCTCAAAACAGTATCTACAAGTAATATTATCAATTCCTATTTCTTCTTGTTCGATCTTCAATTGTTTACGCTTCATAACTTGTTTTTTCTTTTTGAAAGCAATTGCATTGTCTATACATTTTTGACGAAGTGATTCATTTGTTTTATATAATTCTCTTCGTCTACTATTCGCACAGACTTTACAAATCCTTTCTCTATATTTTCCTTTTAATCTATAATCGAATTCGCTCTTTTCTATTGAACACTCAACACATTGTTTGACGTTTTCTGGTTTTGTATCACACATATATATTATTTAATATATTTTTTAAATTACTTTCCTTAAACATTTATAATTATACACTAGAGGGTTTCAACCTTTTCAGTCCCCCTGTTGCTGACCTTGATTGGAGAAGTTGATCAGCATTGTATGGTTTGGTATCTGCCACATTCATGCGAAATGTGTCACCATTTTTCATCACTTTAACAATATGACCCATCATTGACATTCTATGTAGAGATGGTTGTCTATTAAATAGTACAACATCACCATCCATCATATGACGATGAACAATGTCGCCATTATGTAAAACGATCGAATCGCGGTCAACATATCGTAATGAAATGTTTTGACCATTTTTGCGTTCCAAAATTTTGGCCCCAGGTTCACCATTGGGACCACCATCAGGACCAATTTGCACGAGTTTTATCAAATAATCTCTGTTTCTTTCATTAACTTTAATTGGTTTAGTTATATTTTGCGCAATTTTCAATGGCACACCAAGTTGAGTGATCGACAAATTTGGATCTCCCGTAATCACCGAACGAGCACTAAAATCAACACGTTTTCCCATGAGATTACCACGAATACGACCATTTTTACTATTTATACGTCCCATGATACACTGAAATGGACGACCAGAACGTTGCGCTAAAGGTGCTGCGCCTTTGGTCTTATTGTTCGCAATCATTGCTACGAAGTACTGAAGCAGTTTTGACAAACCATCGATCACATTTGCGCTAGCATTGCTTTCGATTTTCTCTTGTAAATCCTTATTAGTACGAATAATATTGCTATAAATGTGTGTTAAGTCATCTTCGCTTCTTTGTTGCGCATCGTGTTTTACAGATGGTCGTACAGCGGGTGGAGCAACAGGTAGTACACTACAAATCATCCATTCTGGTCGAGACCAAACTGGACTAAATCCCATGAAATGTATATCTTCATCACTGATGCGTTTGAATATTTTCATGATCCATTCTGGTGTTAAATGGACACTTACTTTACTGTCATCTTCGCCCATTTTTTTCCATTCGGCATATATGGAAGCCATTTCAAATAATACTATTTTATCGGGTTGTTTACAACCGCAACCATCACTTGTAGCATTACCACAACGATCGATTTTTTCGGCCATTTTAGAAACAATATCCCAACGATTTTCGGCATTCATTTCTAACAAATAAGCATGCGATTCTTTGTTTATTTTTAATTTACTACACTTAAAACATACACATTTCAAAATTTTCATGATATCCTTCAAGTGTTGTATAAATAAAACCGGCCGTGCCAATTCAATATGACCAAAATATCCAGGAGTATGAATATATGTATATCCATCCGTTGGACAAATCGACCCCGGTTCCAATACACCCATACGAGAATCAAATAATCCACCAGTTACTGGTTTATTATTTATATATGTTTCTCTATTGGTAACTTCCACAACAGAATTTTTACGAATTTCATCAGGAGATAAAATACTAAACTGGATACCGATAATTTTCGACGGATTCATAATAGACATTACAATGTATTATATTATTTATTTATATTATATTATTTTCGTTTCAATTTTTTTTATATCAATTCAATATATATGTATGGCGGATCTATGATTGATAGCGGCGGTTTTGGTTGTATTTATAAGCCAGCGGTTCGTTGTTCTAAAAGTAAAAAAAGATATGACGGTGTTACTAAGTTATTAATGAAAAAATACGGCTTAGAAGAGTACAAAACAACCATGGCCATCCAAAAAATATTGAAAAAGGTGCCAAATTATAACAATTATTATATTGTTAGTATATCTAAATGTATACCAAATAAATTAACACCCGAAGACAAGAAAAAAATGGATTGTTATGCTTTAAATAAGAAGAATATAACAAAGAAAAATGTAAATAGTAATTTGAACAAACTCATTGCTATACAAATGCCTTATGGTGGTCCGACATTGAAGACGACTGTGAAAAATTTGAGAAGCTTCGAAGAATTTACAACTATGATGATGAAGGTTCTGGATTTTTATCAAAATGGTTTAGTTCCTATGAATAAATCTGGTATAGTTCATAGTGATATGAAATTGGCAAATTTATTGTACGATGAATATGTGAAATTAATTGATTGGGGGTTCACCATAAATCTCAATGCTAACTACGATATAAAAGAACGAAAGTTTCATTTTAATCTTCCATTTACAGTTATTTTATTCGAGAAAGTACACTATACAGAAATATATTTTGATCAACGTAGTGTTACTAAGAAAAGTGTTGAGACTTTAGTATTATTATTGATTCAACAAAATAAATATGATAGTCATTTGGAATATTTGGATGAATTGTATGATAATCTTGATATTAAAAATATTAGATCATACATTGTGAAGTATTTGACCGAAGTCATTTATAAATATACGGACAATAAAACTAAAATATTTGATGTGGAATCTTATTTTCATGATGTTTATATACATAATTGCGATATATGGGGATTTATGATGATGTTTGTCGAAATGCACGATTATTTAAGTATGTCTTTGTTGAAAGATAAGAAAATGGACAAATTTGTAAATATTTTGTACAAAATCATTGATGAATATTTATTGAATGTTAAATATGCCACTGAAAAATATGACACACAAAAAATATATAATGAAATCGAAAAATGTATTAAATTGTAAAAAAATTGATTCTAAAAATGAGTTTATGAAAAAATGTATAAACCCATTTATAATTATTCTATAATGGCACGTGGAAAGTCTGATAAGAAAAATGATAAGCGTTCCAATCGTAAAAGAATTGTTGAAAGTGATTCGGATAGTGAAGAATCACTTGGAAGTAACGATTCATATAGCGAAGAGGAATGGAGTACCGAAGAAGAATCCGAAGAAGAATCCGAAGAAGAATCCGAAGAAGAATCAGAAGAGGAATCGGAAGAGGAATCCGAAGAGGAATCCGAAGAGGAAGAAAGCGACGATTCTTCATATGTACCTCGTAAAGAACTAAGTGAAAGTAAAATTAGAAAAATAGTTGCTGATATGTTTCCAAGTAAATATTCGAAGAAACGTGCACAAGAGTCAAAAAAGTCGAAAAAAACAAAGGATGGCAAGAAAAGAAAATCAAAGAGATTGAAGAAGAAGAAAAGAAAATCTTATCGCGATGAAACGGATACACCAACTGACAGTGATGCGGAGTATGAAGAATATATGAAAGGTGAAGGACAAGATAGCAAGATCAATATCATATTTGGCTTTGGTGGTGAAGAAGATGATGAAACCGAAGAACTTATTGATGATGAAAATGAAGAGTGTGATAGTGATGATGAAAAGACATTCATGAAAGAGTCATATGAAGCGGTTGAACTCCCCGAAGAAACCAAGAAAAGTCAAGAAGCTAAGAAACAAAAACAAAAATCAACTAAGAAAAATAAAACGTCGGATAGTCATGAAAGCGAAGAGTCATTGAACAACAAATTCGAAAGTGAATACAACGATTTGGTAGATATGAAGAAGTATTTATCGAAGAAACTTCACGACAAACCCAACAGCAAGACACTATTAAAGTCTCTGAATGAAACCAAGGATGCGATCAAAAAATTGGTTAAAAAGGCGCGTAATTATAATACGAAACATTATCATAAGTTGATAACATCACATAAGCAAAAGATGACAAATGAAATGGAGTACTTCAAGAAGAAATTGTCAAACAAGGAGCAAATGAAAATCATGAAGGATTTGAAAGAAGTGAATGAACAAATTCAAGTAAATGTTCCTTATCGCGTTTCATTATTGGAATCACAGGTTCCCAATAAATATAAAGCAGCAGTTATGCAAAAGCTGAATATTTTAAAATCAATGGAACCCAGTGACAACGAATATTATAAGATTAAGAACTGGGTGGATGCGTTTATGCGAATCCCTTTTGGTAGATATAAGGAATTAGATATTAAAATGGACAATGGTATTGATCAATGTTCGGGTTTTATGAGTCAAGCCATCGAAAAATTGGATAATTGCGTATATGGTCTCAATGATGCGAAAATGCAAATTCTTCAAATGATCGGTCAATGGATTTCGAATCCAGGAGCATTAGGTACTGCTATAGCAGTAAAAGGACCTCCTGGTACTGGAAAAACGTCTTTAATAAAGGATGGTATCAGTAAAATATTAGGTCGCGAATTTGCGTTTTTAGCATTAGGTGGTGCGAGTGATAGTAGTTTCTTAGAAGGACATTCATACACATATGAAGGTAGTACATGGGGTAAAATTGTTCAAATATTAATGGAATCGAAATCTATGAATCCGGTGATTTATTTCGATTAATTGGATAAAGTCAGTGATACCGCGAAGGGTGAAGAAATCATCGGTATATTGACACATTTGACGGATACTACACAAAATTCGGCGTTTCATGATAAGTACTTCGCGGATATTGATTTCGATTTGAGTAAATGTCTATTCATCTTCAGTTATAATGATGAAAGTAAAGTCAATCCAATTTTGAAAGATCGTATGTATCGTATTCAAACCAAAGGATATAGTACAAAGGAAAAAGTCATAATAGCCACGAAATATTTGCTTCCAAAAATCCGTGAACAAGTGAATTTCAAGGAAGATGAAGTCATTATACCAAATGAAACGATTGAATATATCATTACAAACAATGGTATGACTAAGGGCGAAGAAGGCGTTCGAAATTTGAAGAGATGTTTGGAGATAATTCATACTAAGTTGAATCTGTTTAGACTTGTGAAAAAGGATGAAAATAATATGATTGCCAAAGAAATCAAATTGGAAGTTACGTTTCCATTTACTGTAAAAAGAAGCGATGTAGATATATTGATTAAAAGTGAGGAGGGGTTAAGTCAGAGTATGTTGGCATTATATGTGTAGATAATGATTGTAGCTAGAGTTGTAAAATAAAAAATATTATATGTATTTTTTATTCTGTTATCATTAAAACAAAAAACAGAGATTGATTTTAATATTAAATTCTTATCACAATTTACACCTTTTCTCATTTAAAACGCCCATTTTATATGAGAACTTATAAATAATTCTTCTTGATTTTTCGTGTCTTGTTTTTCTTTGATACATATTTTTCTGGTCTTTCATATGCTCCCTTAATTATGTTTTTGTATTTTTCTTTTGGAATGTTTTTTATGGTTTTGGTTATATTTTCTTTCAGTTCGGCATGTGTTAATCCGTCTAATTTTTGTAATCGTGATTTAAGCATACTAAAATAATTTTCTATGGAATTTGTAAAATGTTGATATGGAACAGCATATAATAAATTATTATGTTTATTATTATTTAAAATCATAAGTGTATACGGAAGTTCAGTGAATAGTGGTTGTTTAGTACATGACCGTGGTTTAAGTAATTTTTGTAATCAAGTTGGATGTACTAAACAAAGTGGATATATTCAAAGTTACGAACCAAATATTTTACTATATTCCAATATAAATCAAAATAATAGCGCCTTTGTATGTAAACAAATATGAAATACAACAATATCTACAGTTCTAAATATGAAATCGCCTATACAAATACTAAAAACGAATTTTTCATACCTTATACAAATGAGACACAATATTGGTATGGACCACCATTTTATGTAAAAAATGGAACTATAACATTAATGTTGTCAAATATTGATCACAATATCATAAATTCCGTCGAAATTGTAAATACAAACGAAGAGATTTATTGTGGTATTTACAATGAATATTTAATAGACAAATTAAAGATACAGTACATAAGTATACAATATTTAATCACACTTTACGAAATAATATTAATATTTTGAGCTTACCTACTAATCCTTCAAGAATAGAAATCATCAGCGGTCTTTACTAATATTTATTTTTACAATTACATGTATATTATTGTGTCATTCATAATAATATAAAATATTTACACTGTCTTTTCCATAATAATATTATTCAATTAAAATATAAATGGAAATAATATTATGATATAAATGGAAAAAACTAATAGTTCTTCTGAAAAAACCCATATATTAGTTATAGATGATTGGTGTACCGAAGATGAACTGAAATCACTTGATAAAGAATTAGTTTACTATTTTTCAAGAGGTAAAGATAATGTTCTTAGAACTGATTTAGATCCCAGTACCCACAGGGTTAAAGATGTACCACAATCGAAAGGTTGGAGGGTACATCCACTACCAAACGATAAATACAGTACAATAAACCACCTAACGAGCAAATATAATAACCCTGACTTTTTCAAATTGGTAGAAAATAGACTAATACAAGGTCGCTCTTTTAAAGACATGAATTGTTGTCATAATTGGGTTTCATATTATGAGAATGGCGACTATTATAAACCCCATCATGACGTCGCTATTTTTTCATCAATTTTGTATTATTGGCGCGGTGCTAAAAATTTCACTGGGGGTGAGTTATATTTTCCTGAAATAGAAATGAAAATTGAAATGAAAAAGAACAGAATGGTTTTATTTCCCTCTTGGTTGATTCATGAGGTTAGTGAAATTAAAATGAATGACAGTACAAATATATTAGAACTGTCAGGTCGATTTTCGATTACTTATTTCTTTTACATAAATACATAATATTATATTTTATACATTTAAATAATTTCTTTACTATACTAGCTACTACTATCTATACAACACTTCGAGGTCTAGGGCAAGGCAGTGTTTTACCAGTCATGAAGGACTTCTCTTTACATAGTTTCTCCCATAACTCCGGTTTATCGTAACAATCTGCAATCACTGAGCCCGGTAATCCATATGGGTATATCGTACACAGATTTATGTAATATGTATATATTGCGGTTCTGATGCTACACTCTTGCGATGGTTCGAATGAAAATGTGGAATCGTGTAAAATACCGGATTTCATACGGTAATATTCCATCATTTTTTTATTCATTTCCACATATTTTACCCGCATTTCATTGATCATTATATCTATGGGGTTGTTAACCTGTTTTCCGCCTCGCACAATATCGAGTTTCAGTATCATTTTTTGTGTATAATTCATCTCTACCGAAAGTTTGTCCAAATGACATTCAATTGTGTACAACATACTATTTTGTAAATGTGTACAATCGCTTAGTCGCATTTTGAAAGATACAATTGCTTCGTGATGAGGTTCTTCTGGTGGAAGAGCATTGGTTTGTCTCTCTAATGGCATTGGCATGATAAAGAATTCATCAATACATAAAGCCCTTTTCACAGTAGCCGCATGTTCCTCCAGCAAGTTGTAGTATTCCTTGTAATCATTTAGGAAATCGGTTACTATTTCCGCATTCTGCGCATTTAACAAAAGCTCTTCCAAGTAATAGCACACTGTGTATAGGTAATTCTTCATTTTGATCAAATTATTCGAATATTTATATGTGTATATCAAATTCTTTAATTCTCCGAATCTATCTATGTCAATCAACATGTTTGGCATAATTTCCTGAAATACGTATGTTTCGAGATCCATTATAAGTAGGGCGAAGTTTATACATGTTTATCACTTAAAAAAAAGAAATCAATTTTTTATCATTATAATATATGAGACCTAAACACGTGAATATAAATAATAAAACCAAGGTGCCATTACGTTACGTACCCAAGAATTTAACAATAAAGGATCAGAAAAAACAGAAGAAAAATTTATCACAGTCACGGAAATTATACAAAAAAGGAATATATTATACACGTCCGAAAGTCAAATCATTTAAATCGCACAAATCCAACCATTTGGCAAAATTAAAGGAAATGTACAGTGTTGAAAATGCGAATCCTACACAAGAATTGGCTTCGAAAACAAAATGTAATTTAGCAAGTTTAGAAAAAATAGTAAATAAGGGGGAGGGAGCATATTATAGTTCAGGATCAAGACCGAATCAAACCGCGCGATCATGGGGATTGGCGCGTTTAGCAAGTACTTTAACTGGAGGAAATGCGTCAGTAATTGATTATCATTTATTAAAGGAAGGCTGTAGTTCAGATAGTCCCGCATTAAAGGCCGCAAAAAAGAAATGTAAAGAAATAAATCGCAAATTTGTGAATAAATAGTGCGTTTATATTTACATAAAAATGAATATAAACGAAATGAACATATACTAATTATTATGAACGATCGCGTGTTAGAAATTAAAAGTGTTCAGGTATCACCAATACGAAATATGATAACTGCTCTGAAAGATGTATTGACTGATGCTACGATTACTTTTACAAAACAACATATGAAAATCATAAATTTCGATAAAACACACACTATTTTAGTAAATGTACTTTTACATGAAAACAAATTTGAATCATATCGTTGTGATCCTGACAAAATCGTGGTTTGCGCAAATACATTACATTTGTTCAAGGTCATTTCTACTATGTCAAATGATGATACTTTATCCATATATATTGACAAAAATGATTATCATGATGGTGTTGTTTCTCATTTGGGACTACAATATGAAAACGGTAATATTAAACAATATTATAATCAAAAATTAAGATTAATTGAACCTGATACTGAAGAATTAGTTATTCCCGATGTGGAGTACAGTACAGTGATTAATATTCCCACCACTGATTTTCAGAAGATTGTGCGAGACATGAATGGAATTTCAGATAGAATAGAAATAAAATCAGTAGGTAACGACCTTATTTTTTCATGTGAAGGTAATTTTGCCTCATCAAGAATATTTAGAACAGAAAGTGATGGCAACATGGAATTTATCAATAAACCGGACGCAAGTGTAGTTGTTCAAGGTGAATATAGTTTGAAGAGTTTGAGTCATTTCATTAAATGTACACCACTTTGCTCGAATTTGGAAATATATATCGGTAATGATTTACCTCTTATTGTCAAATATGACGTGGCTAGTTTGGGATCAATTAAATTATGTTTAGCTAGTCTACCAAGTGTATAATATTATATACATTAGTATATATGGCAAATATTCACACAAATACTGATATAATACATGGGAAAAAAGGAGAATCCTGGATATTAAAATGGGAACACGAATATGGTTCGCCAAAATTACAACGAGAAATTATATTAAGAAGAAATATTACACCAGATGTATTAAACGGTAAAAAGCCGTTAAAATATATTAAAGATGGTAAAAAAGAAGAAATTTCAGATATTACTAGAATCAAAGGTCTCGAATGGCAGAGATCATCGATGCCTAGATTGAAACAAGCATCTAGTCCTACATTTGAACATCAAACTACTATGAAACCTATAAACAAAGGAAAAACAAATACATTACCTCCTATATCACCTTCCACAAGTAATCAAAGATTGCCCAAATTGTTCAGTTCATCCCAAAATAATAAAGATATTTCATTGCCAAAAATAAAATCTGAATCAAAACGTAAGGGTGGATTTAGAAAAACAAATCGCAAGAAACAAAACAAAATGCGAAAAACACGCCGTGGTTGTCCACAATAATAATTTATTTTATATTACAATTATAAAATGAATTATGACAGTACTAATGTGTCAATCATTGTCACTTTTTGTATGATTAGTTTTTTAATAGGATATTCAGTACATAGTTATTGTAATAATAACAACACCGTAATTGAAATGTTAGAAGATGATATTGAACATTTAGAGCGACGACAACAAGATTTAGAAAATCAATCGCATAATGTACCGTATGTTATTGCGCAACCAGTATCACCGTCTGCGCCTCCTGCGTGATTTTCCTCCTGACTTACATCCTTTGTAAGGCGCACATGATGATCGCATAGTAAATCCTTTTGGTTTTTTACATTGCTTTCTGGAAAATCTGCGTGGTAAATTAAATTCCTTTTTATCACTTTTCCTAATACAGAACTTCGCACTTTTGTTGTGATTACAACAGTTTACCATTTTCTATATAATTATAAAGTACATTATTTTATCATAATTAAATATATAGTTATGAATCTCAATAAAGTTTTGAAAAGTACTGTCGATATTTCACTTGTAGCTCAGCTAATAACAGGTATTATTGACTTATATGCTATGACATTTAACTACAATGGTGATAAATTATTGTTAAAAGGATTAATCGGAATAGAGGTGTTTGTTCAATTCATCGAACTGATTTTTTACGTATGGTTGGCGATGTCTATAAATACAGAAAAAAATATAACACCGAAACGTTATTATGACTGGATGATTACTACACCTAGTATGTTGTTTATTTTCATAGTGTATTTGGAATACTTACGAAATGGCAATAAAATAATAAAACCGGAAGAGGAAACCACAAATTGGACAACTATAGATTATTTATGGCATAGTTTTAATAAACACAGTAATGATTTTTATTTTGTAATTGTACTTAACTTTCTTATGCTCTTTTTCGGTTATTTAGGTGAAATAAACATTATGAGTACAATAAATTCGGTGGCGTGTGGATTTTTGCCGTTTATTGTTTACTTCTATTTTATTTATGAAAAATATGCTAAATACTCGACAAGAGGTATCGCACTTTTTACCATTTTCGCAGTTTTATGGGGGCTCTATGGTGTATCAGCACTAATGCCTTATACATTGAAGAATATAGGATATAACATATTGGATATATTTTCCAAAAATTTCTTCGGATTATTTTTGGTTTATATTGCATTGTTCGAGTAAAAAATACATATAAATATATATAATGTTTATATGTAAAATGACACCAATAATAAATTTTATTTATAAATATACTATGTTATCTACAGCATCCATATATTTTTATAGTAGAATATTTGATAAAAATGTATTGTATAATTGGTACAAACCTTCATTTATTTTTTGGATGTCTATTACAAATATATATTTATTAGAATTATTTCGAAAAGATATCAAAAAATTTGAACATTCAATAGAAAGGTTCTATATTTAATAAATAATAACATTATGTAAAAGGCATTATACATCATTAGCATTGTATTTCTATCAATTTTATATGGCCAATATGGTAGATATATTATTACCAAATTTGCTAATAACAATAAATAAAATGAATATATATTAAATCCATATTTATCAAAATCCAACAATACCAATAATAATATCAAATGAAATACTATGCTCCATATATGTATAATATAGCCATGTTTATTCATTTTATATATAGTATCTATGGTACCAATAATACTAATAATAACTATATGGTATAAAAGAATTGGTCGCAATGGTATAAAATAATAATATAATACTACGGACAAAGGAGCTAATATGTAACTTAATTCATATTGTAAATGTAATTCTAGGTGTATTTTTAAAAATAAATGTCATATAGTATATTCATACATAAATATATTTTATTTCTTGGTAATATTACGTAGTATTTCATCCATTAATTCTTTTTGTTTTACTTAATTACTATTCTTTATATTTAAACACATATGAAAATTTAAATATAAAGTGGGATTAGAATTCGGGTTCATGTGTCTTAAAAATACAACCCGCCTTCGATAAGTTGGGGATATCTATAATAAAGTTAGGATCTTGTATAGTACAACAATCCATCCATACTTTTACTATACAGAAATTCTTTTTTGGAGATATTGTGATACCATTAATATGTGTGCTTTTTGAATTATCAACACATAATGTTTCACCACATAATGCGCATAGCAAATTTTTCCATATTTCACTGACCTGTCTGTTCAAAACTTTGAATGAAAAACAACCTCCTTTTCGATTGTTAGGATCCTCCCATAATGGAGTAATATGTGAACGCATGACAAAAAGCATTGTATTTTTAATAATTCCATTTTTTATTTGTTCGTTTAATTTCTTAACTGCTTCCGCATTATCTATGTTTTCCATTATAAGTTTGTAACTAGACAAAGACCAATTATTATCGCCTGGTAAATGGTAATAATAATTCCATTTATCATTCAAAATATGGAGGTTTGTGGCCATTTCTCCTTAATATAATACTATATTAAAATCTTTATATACTTATACAGAAGCGATTTCATAGCCATTTGATTTTAATATTACATAATTATTATATTTCAATTGAATCGATTCCAATTTTTTATCAATTATATATATTACATAATCATCGCTTATTTCGAAAGGCTCCTGTAAGTATGTGAGATATTTATAAATATATGCGTATGATAATATTTCGTTATTTTCGAATAAATCATTTTTATCGATAAATATTTCGATCTTTTCATTCATATTTTTGTGACTATATTCAATTGTTAAAAAGTAATTTCCAACTTGTTTTGGACATGGATCAATCAAACTAGTCGACTTTACCATTCGATAAATTATAGTATCGTTATATTTCGCTATTACAAGATCATTTATATTAGTTGACATTGTTTTGACACTCCTTATTAGTCTAATTATATTATTTTCATTGGGTTTTTGTATTTCGAACCATTCATTATAAATAGGAACCACACTAAATAATCCACAATAATCATTTGGATTTTCCATGGGACTATTTAAACAATCATGACAAATATCATATTTTATTTGTTGAATACCATTATATAATGATCTACAATGTGGTTCGTCATACATTTGTTTACCTACATCCATACAGCTAGATTGTATCCATGTGAAATAATACATAATTCCGTAAATAGAATTATAACACCATGATTTAAAATTTTCAAACATTTTATATATATGTCAAAGATTCGTTTATATGAATTTTATTTTATATTTTAAATATCCATATATGCTTTGGTATACATGGTTTTTATTACTTGTAACAAATGTATCATGTTACAATCGTATCACAAAAATGGGTTTCAATTACAATCATTTAGATAAAGAAAATATTGAAAGACTCGAACGTATGTTTTATCTGAAAAATAGTAGATACAATCCCATGAGAAATCGCATTTACATGAAATATCTGAAAAATGAAACTGAAACTGATAAAAAATTAGGGGGTTATGAATCCATAAACATTACCAATGTTTTAGAAGATATTAATGAACAATTTATTAAAGCATACAAAGAAACTATAGAACAAGATGAAAGAGAAGAAGAAGAGTTGGAAAAACAGTTTGATGGTGATCTATTAAATAACAATCATACTAACGATTACGATGAACATGAAAATGACCGTAAAAAGGGTAAAACAAATGGGTATTTTGACGAAAACGGCGTATTTAGATACAAAGGACCACGAATTATAATTACTAGTCATCAACAATTGCCAAATATGATTCCATCTACTGAACAACAAACAAGCAATGATGGTAATTTTCATATTATTCGTTCTACCGATGTCACATTTGATGATGTAGGTGGATATGAAAAGATAAAGGAGGAATTAAAACAAACATCGGATATCCTTTTGAATTATAGCAAGTATAAACGGTTCAATGTACGTACCCCTAAAGGAATAATATTTGAAGGTCCACCTGGAAATGGTAAAACATTATTAGCTAAAGCATATTGCGGTGAATTGAATATTTCTTTCATCCCTGTATCAGGTAGCGAATTTGCGGAAAAATATGTTGGTGTAGGTGCTAGCCGTGTAAGAGAACTATTTGATTTGGCAAATCAAAACAAACCATGTATTGTATTCATTGATGAAATCGACGCAATAGGTAGAGCTCGTGGTAATGATGAGAGTTCAAGTTCGGAAAAAGATCAAACGTTGAATCAGCTATTGATATGCTTGGATGGATTCAAAGAAAGTGAAGGAATATTTGTAATTGGTGCTACCAATCGGGTAGATTTGCTAGATAGTGCTTTAACGCGACCTGGACGCATTGATAAAAATATATATTTTGGCAATCCAGATAGTGAAACTCGAGAAGCTATAATTAATATACATTCCCAGGGGAAACCAATGGATTTGTTGATTAATCGCGGGGATTTGGTCGAAACTACTGGGGGTTTCTCCGGAGCACAAATTGAGAATTTGTTAAATGAGGCTATGTTGAAAGCTTTACGAGATGATCGCGAAATAATAAAACCCGGAGATTTGGAATATGTATTGAATCGTATTTATGCTGGTTGGCAAACGAAAGAAAGCAAATTCAGTGATGATATAATTGAAAGAATTGTTATACATGAAATGGGGCACGCAATTGTTGGATTACTATCACATGAACACTCTCGATTATCTAAAATTGTCTTGAATCTATGGTCTCCTAAAAGCCCTGGTTATACTATTTTCGAACAAGCTGACGAAGATTCCAATATTTATACAAAAAATGGATTGTTTACACATTTGATGGTATTACTTGGTGGTCGTATTGCGGAAGAAGTGTTTTACGGGTATAGTGTAACAACAGGTGCTCGACAAGATTTGGAACAAGCCTTTTCACTTGCTAAAAATATGATTATTAATTATGGTATGGGTAAACAAAATATATATCCTGATATGAGCGACCAATCGAAGTATTTAATAGATCAGGAAGTGAACAAATTATTAGTTATGGCTAATGACCATGCTCGTATCATGATATTAAAAGTAAAACATTTAATGGAAGATTGTGCTTCAAAACTGAAAGAAGACAAAGTTTTGAAACCTGATCAAATTATTGAAATAATTGATAAAAAATACCCTGAAATATGGAACTTATACAATGTTAGAGAGAAATATATTGATTAACATTATAGACTTAATATTTTTTTATTGATCGCACTTTCGCGTGCTAGATTGTGTATTACTTTTGGGTAATACACACTTGTTTTTTCACCTGCTATAGATTGTTGATGCATAGCAATACATTTATTGGAAAACTCTGAATCCAAGTCATTATATTCGGGATTTTTGTGTTTCCAATCGATCAATGATTTCAAACTTTTTCGTGATACTTCTTGTATAGCACTGTTTATTTTTTCATTGTCTTCATCTTTGTGCCACTCATTGTTTTCTCTTATATACATTGTTTCACGTTTTACATCTGTACAATGGATTGGTCGCTCCTGTATCGTAAGCTGTTTCAAGTTATTTATCAATATTTGTGATATACCATTCACAAATCCTAGCTGCGCATTATTTTCCAAATCATCATGTGTTACCTGAATACGCTCTATAAATTCTGCGAAATTAATCGCATTTTTACAATGTTCATTTAGAAAAAAGTTAATATTGAACTGATTATTTTGTGTATTATTAGTAATTATATCATTTTTATTAGCAACTATTGTAATAAGTTGATTCTGTAATTCCTTGTTCTGCTCGATAAGCTCCTGAACTAGATCAGGATCGACCTTCGTTTCTTGATTTTTTTGTTTACTAATATAGCATTTTTTCTTATGATACCAAAGGCTATTTCGCGCATTATAATTTTTGCCACAGTCACAAGAAAAAAAGGGGATTTTTGGGGATTTTTTGTTCAAAAATGTTCTATTTTTATGTTTCAGTGTCAAAATGTGTTTATTGAAATCCTTCATACTACTCGTACTATAGTCACAAACGTCGCATAAAAATTTTGGGGGGATTTTTGGGGATTTTTTCATTCTAAAATGTTCTATATTTCTTTGGAAGATTTAAATTTCGAAAAAAAAACTATGGTAACAAACGGTGAATTATTATTTTGGTAGTTCACTCGCACATGCTTTGAGGGTGATTTTTTCCGAGATTTCTTCGGCCATTTTTCAAAATTGGACATTTTAAAAATGTCCAAAAATAAATTTTTCAAATTTTATTTTCAGGCATTTTTTTCAAGGATTTCAAAAACGATTAAAATATAGTTAATAATTAATATGGTTTGATAATTAATTATTGTTTTATAATAACTACTCGTTAAGTAAGTAACAGCGGGAATGGTTGTTTATTAATACGAATGTGGCGAAGGACCCCGTGAGTGAAAAAAGCTACAGAATGGGAATAAAGTGGTAGAATGAAAGAAACGGACATAAATATAAAATACTACATTAATCGCATGTTTCTCTTTTTTATTTTCCGTAAAAACTCCTTTAATTCAATCTCGTGGGGCACTTTCTCTTTACATTTCAATTCGAATGAAACCTTTTCATCGCTACACATCATATCATAGTCAATATGCTGAGCTAAAAACGCACATAAACATTGAGCCTTTGTTATGTTTTCATGAATCGGTGTTTTACATAGTTTATAACATGTAGATACAGTTATATGTTCACTATCACTATCACTATCACTATCACTATCATCATACACAGCTGTATCATAGCCGTGTACAAGTATGTTATAAAGCTTCATATACTCGTCACATGTAACCCGCGTTTTATTTGATCGTTTATAAAACAGTGGCATTATTTTATGTAGGTTTACAATATTGCTCATGTTTTCTATTACATAATTTTCGAACCAAACATCCATATTTATGGTAGGTTGTGTATACATCTTATAGAAAGGGTAGCAATCATGATAAATATGTAATTTTAAATCCTTACATATCTTGGAATTATGTACTAGGTTTATATACACATACATATGATGACTGTAACCTAAATATTTACCAATTATAAAGTGAAGATCCAAAGGAATTCTTTTGTCAAGTACTTCGATTTCAATAGGACTGTAAATTTTCGATGACATGATTGACGTAGATTTATGAAATATGTTATATTGTAAAATAGTTTTCAATTTTTAATTTTTTATTTTGATATTATATATGCCTACACGAAAAAATAAGATATTTAAAAACAAAACAATGAAACTACATAATTCTACAATCCATTTCAAAGATCACCCTGAATTCACTCCGAATTTAACACCAAGACAAATGTTTCAATTGGGTTCATTTGGCGGAACATATTGGCGTCCGATATACAGTAAAACAAATAAACGTGACTATAAAAATGTACATCATAGTTACCCCAAATCATGGTGGCACGGAATACCAGAAGAGAATTTATCGTCACCAGATTATGATGTGACAAAGAATAAATACGGCGTCAAGGTTGGATTATCGTTGGATTATTGGGAAGCCAAGAAGTGGATGCATCCGCGTAATCCATATGGATGGGTCCATTGGTATTGCGATTTTTATCAAGGGAAGCGCGGCGAAGATGACGAGCGTCAAATCAAAAGGTGGCAGGGTTTAGCAGGTCCTAGAGGTCGGTTTATGCGTTTTTTAGTAACCAAAATATTACAAAAAAATGGAAATTATAATGACGAGACCATTAGTCCAAAGATCCGTCAAGTCCTCCAACATTGGGGATATGTTTTGACAAAGAAGGATTTCGATAATGAGATAAAAAGACGAAATTCAAAGTAATTTAATCGATGATACCTCTTGATATTACAGTATTGTTTTTAGTATAAAGTTCTTCATATACAATGTGACTAACAATTAGAGCTTGAGATAGTACAAACAAATTTTCATTTTGTAGTATATTTGGATCAGAATAAAAATATAATGTTGAAGCAACTGCGCATAGTCCTATATACATTCCCGACTTCATCATATTTTCTTTTATCATTTTTTCATATATTTTATAATGATTCGGTACATGAATAAAACACATATAACAAATGAATAATTCGATACCAATTTGCCGAGCATTCATAACTAGCATACTACTCGCACATAATTTCAAAAATTCATTTTTCACAGGGAAGTCATGACGGAAATGGATGGCACTACTTGTCATAAATGCGACGTTTGTCATAATATCCATATTCATCATGTGTAATATCATAGCACTTGCCGCACATAAAATATTGATTCGAAAAAGAGGCAATACTTTGTCATTTATCTCAGCGTGAATAAGATCAGTCATACCATGTGGAGCAATTACCGCAGTAGTTAACAAAGGTATAATATTTGTTAAAGGTGTTTGAATCGCTGGAGGCAAAATCATCTACACTAAAATGTAATAATATATTTATTATATTTTAATTTTGTTTTTATACTATGAAATAACCAATAATACTTGTTTTACACCATTGAAGATTTAAAATGGGACATTTGAATCTTTCAGGGGTCAGATACCAGTAACGAATTAAAATTCATAACGCCTTGGGCGTTTCATTTTAAATTTTCACTGGTATAAACCTTCAAGGGTTTATATGTCTAAACTCACGACCTTTTTATCAGATATGTTGCGTTTTTTCGTTTTCTTTGGCATTACGTTTTTATCCATTTCACTTAAACTATTTACACTAACAAGCGAATCTTCGTCCTTATGAATAGCAATATTTTCTACATTGTCGTTTTTCTTCAATCCTGATAAAATATTATCTATATCTGTATTTCGAGGCCCTTTCATTTCCGGTCGCGATGTCGGTTGAGGCGGAGGCAATGGTTCATTAGCCGGCGCATTATTATTTAACTCTACACCACTTTCAGAGAACATCATTCCTCTACTTGCGTTTAGATCAGGGCGACTTCCCACATTAGGAGTATAATTCATTGATCCAGGTCTTTGTGGCGGTTCCATACTTCGCGTTTTTACTGGACCTGGTGGTGGACCATTTGACATATCCGGTTTCGTATTTAACAATTCTTCAGCAAATGCCATTCCAGGTGATTGTTGTTTCATAGTATCTACAGTAGCATTTGTAAACATACGCATGAGTTCAGGGGATTGTTTTATAACATCATTGAACCCTGGTGCTGCCGAAGATAATGCTTTATTACTAAAATGTACTACACTAGCACTGAAACCAAGACGAAGCAATAAACTCAATTCGGGACTCATTTTCCCACCCTTATATTTCTCATGTAACTCTTCGAATATTTCATTATAACTGTCAATATCTTCACTTACAGATTCGCCCCAACCATCGAGAGATATGCCAAATGGGTCAAACATGGAATTACCATATTCAATAGTATTTACCATTGTGATCATCCAATTTTGCTGAATCTTTACTGAATCCCTTTTGCGTTTGTCTTCAATAGCGCCCTCATATTCGTCTTCTATCTCATCATACGGCGAATCCATTGTTAAATGAGCAATATCCTTAATGATACCTTTTTCAGACCATTGTTGAAGATTTTTCAACATAGTGCGCTTTTTTCGGCGTTTGTCGCGCTCATTCATAGGTTGTTGTTTTTCACTCGGAAGCGGAAGTTCACTCATTTTCGCAAATCCGTCCCAAGTTGATTGATTACCCATGCTCTCAACAGTTGATGAACCGATTTTCGAATCATTCATTTTATCTGCGTACAATGGATCACTATCTAACTTCAATGTAATAGGCGGTTCATTACTGAAATTGTTAAATTTTTCCACTGGTTTCGGTGTAAAATTACTACTGTTTAAATTAATGGATGATAAATCATTTAATTCATCTTCTAGTTTATCTAAATCTGCTAAATTAACATTTGAACTGTTAGTACTTTTGTTTTTATCATTCATTAAAAGTTCAATACCACCACCAAAACTATTTGATTCACTACCGCTGCTTCCGCTTACGCCTCCTAAATTAATATTGATTGGTTCTAGGTCAGATAGTGTAATTTCCTCCATAATATACTACATAATTTTAATGTTTAAGTTTATACGAATAAATAATATTTATATTGACAAATACAAAGAAATTATAAGATATAGTATAATCCTTGTAAAAAACAATCGGCCAAATCATCTTTCTTTGGCGTTTGTAATACATGACTCCATTGTGTATAATGTTTTTCACATATTTTATTACAATAAAAGACCGCATCCTTTTTGTGTTGTCTGTATTTTGATCCACTGTCATTTTCTATGACATTCTCATTTTCTAACTCTATACCGTACTTTTCAAATATTTTGTCCATGTGCTTTAACTTATTAGATGATGAACAAAATTCAATGTTTATATCATCATATTTCATAATAAAGTATTGACTCAACATACCCTGGATTGTTTTCATGCGTGAAGCAATCGGCGATATTTGATTTTCAATGTATACACGATCGATATCACTCATACACGGCAATTCATTGAAACTACTTTTAATACTTTTACCTATTTTCACCAAGTCGACAAAGTTGGCATTTGATTTAGTGATTTTATTTAATAATTTTCTTTGACAAATTTCCAAAGATTTATCTAATAGATCTTGTTTATTAAGTCCATCACAATTAACCAAGTGCTGCTTCAAAAATAAAATGAGTTCTTCTTTTTTCATTTTTTTTATAAATGACAAAGATTGTAAATAATCGCCCGATTTAGCGTGCTTTTCACAAAGATATTTTTTATTATTCTCGTATTTAGCCTTACTTTTACATGGTTTACCGTTTTTCATAGTACAACTACAGTTATGAACCTCGTCATTTGTCAGATTCACCACATTCCAGTCAACAATACTCGGCAACGCGTTTGCGCTTATTTCGAACACACAATAAGCCATATTTTTAATACCAATATCAAAACTGGCAATTTTCATATTCATATAAATGAACTATTTATTTATATGAATTAAGCGTCTTTGAATAATTCTTTGTTCTTTTGCATTATTTTTTTAGCATTGTCCGTTAAATATTCTCTATATGTGAAATTAGTTACAATATTATTTCTTGATAATATTCCATTGTTTTGCTTTTCACTAGGTGGAACAAAACGCTCCTTTTGCTCTTTCTTTGTTTCTATAAAGGTATAAGTGGGTTCAAACATTATATATATGATTAACATATTATTGTGTTAAAAGATCAATTAATTCTCCCTTTTTAAGCTTACTGGCATTATTACTTAAACCTTTAGAAGTTACTAAATCGCGTAATTGGGCAACATTCATTTTTTTATAATCTGTATTATTGTCTTCTTCCATATGTGGTATATCGATTTTTTCAATAGTTGTTTCCGCTTCACTTTTTATTTCAACTTCTTCTAAGCTACCAATGCTTTCATCATCACTGTCTTCATCGCCACTACCACTGTTTTCATCATCACTGTCTTCATCGCCACTACCACTGTTTTCATCATCACTGTCTTCATCGCCACTACCACTGTTTTCGTCTTCGTCATTGTTATCGCTATCACTATTATTGTGTTCCTCTTCAACTAATGATAAATTAATATTTTCTATTTTTCGTACGTCAAAATCTGCTTCAATTAAATCATTTTTAGTTTCATTGTTTGATACTACATAAGGATTCATGGTTGGACTTAATAATACATTACTAGCTCCACCAACTTTGAGTCTTGATATTTCTTCACTAAACGTTCCAGATAAATTCTGAATAATTTCGAACATGGATTCACTTTTTTGTTCTAATTTGCTGAGTCTATCTTTAAAATGATAAACTAATAACAAAATCAAAATGAAAGTAATTGCTAAAGTTATAAAGAAAAACGTTTCAAATAATGAGAAATTAGCCATAATTTTATATAAAGTCATAAAAAAATACATTACAATAAACGAAAAGAAATCTTTTATAATTATATATGTCTACAATAGTTCCTAATACACAATATGTACAATCTGGAAATATGGGATCAATGAACGTACAACCAATTAGTGTCAATCAGCCTAGTCAATTTCAAGCTCCGCCTACATTATTTAGTGTTCAAAATACAATAATTTTAACATTGAGTATTTTACTTTTGTTGACATTTTTAGGAATAAATCTTCTAGATATTTTAAGCAATATAATTAAGTACATTGCTAATATATTGAACCCCTTGGTATCACGTTTTTTGTCATTGGTTGGCTATACAACAGGTACAGTATTGAATACATCGGCGGATGTTGTATCAGATACTTCTAAATTAGCAATCGATATCGCAGAAGGAAGTATTCAAGATATTGGAAATTTATTGATCAAAGCAAGTAAACAAGGTGGAAATACATCACAATTAAATAAATCTTTGTCAATGCCTATACAAACTGATGTACCTAAACAAGACATACCTGAAAACCCAATCCAAAAACCTATTAGTGCTGTTAAACAAAATTGGTGTTTAGTTGGTGAATTTGATAATCAAAGAAAGTGCGTTCAAATGAATCAATATGAAAAATGTATGTCGGGGAAAATTTTTGAAAGTGAACAATCATGTGTTAGAAAATAAATTATATATAGTAAAATATATTTTTAATATATATATGAACAACTTATTTCTATGTTGTGGTAATGTTTTCAAAGCAGTGGTAGATACTTCCAATATTGTTGTTGAATTGGATGGTTCTGGTAATATTTCAAATCTAGGTGATATTGTGGAAGATGTAAAAGAGCAAGTTCAGGAAAAGGTAGAAGAGACACAGGAACAGATTCAAAAAAAGGTAGAAGATGTAAAAGAGCAAGGCCAAGAAAAGCTAGAATCCGTTCAAGAGCAGGCCCAAGAAAAGCTAGAATCCGTTCAAGAACAAGTTAAGGAACAAGTAGAACAAGTTAAGGAGCAGGCCCAAGAAAAGCTAGAATCCGTTCAAGAACAAGTTAAGGAACAGGCCCAAGAAAAGCTAGAATCCGTTCAAGAACAAGTTAAGGAACAAGTAGAACAAGTTAAGGAACAAGTAGAACAAGTTAAGGAACAAGTAGAACAAGTTAAGGAACAGGCCCAAGAAAAGCTAGAAGAAGTAAAGGAAACCAAAGAACATATTGATAATGCTGTTCAATTGGCAGACGATATAGTGGCAATTACAGAAGATGTAAACAAAACAGAATCAGTTTAGGATAAATCAACATTAAACTCATTATTACCATCTGGATTTGCTAATACAGATATTTGATTTATAACACCATTAATAATTGTAAAAATCGGTTGAATATTCACACTCATAGTACCTTCTGGTATGATTGGAAAATTATATATAATATTCGCAATTACTTCTTGATTAATTTCGAAATTACCATTTTCATCAAAATCGTTAATTATAATTTCATTGTTATCTAAAAATATTTCCATATTATCAACGTTTATCTCTTGTACAGCTTGTAATATTTGTACAATATAATCACTAATCATTACTTTAACACTTGAATCAATATCCGTGGTACTTCCTATGATATTTATAAGCATTGGTATAGAAATATTGATACTTTGATCACCTTGTGGTGTGTATTCATTAAATATCATAGTAAATATATGCGTTAGTTGATTTATATTGATAGGTATATTAGTATTACTAATAATTTGTGCTATGTTACTTTTATCTAATACTTTCGGCAATATAGCATAATCATTTTTTTGATATCCAAACATATACAATGGAACGTCTGGTTCATAATATATCATTTCGGTGGGGCCCGGAACACCAGATGAAGTAGTAGGAACCGCGATTTTGTCATCATCCGGACATGCGTTTGTTGAATATACCGTAACACCATTGTTTTCAGGTACACTAATAGTATATCGATTTCTATTATTATTCATTAGATTCGTATATAGCACCTTCTTTGTTCGTTTCCCATTGATTACTCCATTATCCTTGTATTGTAATATTTCGTATTTTCGTCTCATATCTAATTGTTTCTTACTATACAAAGGTTGTGATGGTGGTACTTCACTAGCGGTCGTATCTGTATACGGAGACACTATTTCAAGTCTTGGAGGCGGAACACTATTTGTTAATAAAATTCGTCTCATAGACTGTAATAAAACGCAACTAGGTGTAGTCATTATAATAATTAATTATATTTGATTATTATAATTTTATACTCAATTATTCATATACCAAGAAGTTGCTAAATAATTATATTTAGTATTATTATCATCATCTGCTGAACGCAAATTTGGTCCTGCTTCTACAATATTCATAATTTGAAATACAGATAATGCGGTATCGAAATAACGCAAATCTGATAAGTTACCGTCGAACCCGCCATTTTGACAAACTAATACGTTTTTGTAATTCTGGAAAGGGACATTTTCAAACGTGACGCGTTTTGCTACAACACCATTTACATATACATCCATAATCTTATTTTCCATGCGAATTGAAAGATGAAACCAACGAGCAATTGGTAAATTAGTGATTTCAACTTCTTCTTTGATATTTGTAGTGGTATTTGCTGCGACAGTATCCATTATGATTTTTATGTTATTATGATCATTGTTAGTATTGTAGAAATAAACACCTGGTCCATTTCCTAATTCGGCAACTCCAGTTGAATCGTAATTACTTGAACCCTTGTTAAAGATGTTATTGTAAACTAGATTACTTTCTGTATTATTTCGTAATAACCAAACACTCCATGTGAATTCAATACCATCCGCTTGGTTATTTGATCGATATATGGTAATAGAGTTGGAGTTTTTGGGATCTTGTAATATTGTCTTTTGTCGATTTCCGTTTATTACACCATCAATTAAGTATGGATTTTTTTCAGGTTGTGAAAAATAGATAATTAGAAAAATACCTAAATTCATTAAAATTAAAAAACATATCAATATAAGTACTAAAAATACCAACTTTGTCACTATCGTGTTTGAAGCAATGAATTCTTTACCGCTAGTTAATAGGTCTTTCGATGATATATCTTCTACTGTTTTATTAAAAGAATCTTTTGCGTTCTCAAACGAGCTTTGTATATATCCCATTGTTGTTTGATTATTTTCAGGTTGTCTTGATGTATTATCACTACCAAATAAAGATGAACTAGATTGATCACTTTCTCCAAAAGGATTTGATCCTTCATTATTTGTAGAACCATCTTGTTTTCTCTTTTGGTTGTCTAATGAATCCGCTAAAGGTTGATTAAAGTAATCCATTATATTAATACTTATATTAATATGATAAAATATACTTGAATTAAAATAGATAAAATGAACTGGTTTCTACATTATCTTTTAATACTGATACATTTACATTAATATTTCCGAGTGCGTTACTTATTGTGCTGCCACCGTTACCTTCCATATATTTATCCCATGCGGTTTTTGGATCAGTTGGTTTCGGTCTTCTTTCAAATTTGGAAATGTACGCGTCCCATCCGCTTCCAAATACGATAGATGAACTGATCTGCATATTTTGAAATGGAGGACTGACATTATTGCCGATAAAAACGGATTTTACCATCTTACCGTCTATATAAACGTCGATAATATTATTGTCAATACTTACCAAAATACATACCCATTTTTGAAGAGGGAAGTTGTTTGTAATATCGATGGTTTCTAAATAATCTTCTTGTTCCGCGGCACTATCGCTTATAGCTGGATTACCTACATCGAGCTTTAATGTGGCAGTGTTGTGATCCAAATATAATCTAGTTTCATACAATCTACTAAATATTGTTTTTGTAGCGTTGGTGTTCCAACTATTTACATATAACCATACATTGTACGTAAAACGTGCCGAATCGGGAACTGATAAATTACCCGATGGAATAGCAGGTATTTGTGAAGATAAACTGTTTTGTTCATCTAAAGCAGTTTCACTAGAAAATAGATTCTGAAAAATTAAATATAATATTACTACTAATAAAATTACACCTAATACTATAATTATGGTATTCATTATATAAAATTATACTATATTATTTAATGGCGGATTTTTATTTAAAAGTAAATTATAATTTGCGACAATATCCGCTTTTGTCATTACATTCTCATGATATTCTATGTTACATATGGCACCTTGTAAATTAGAATTACCAACCGCAATTCTATCCGTTTTTTTATATTTTGGAAACATGTTGACATAACTCTGGGAATATATTAGTGCGCCATTTATAAATAAATCAACGTTATTGCTATCATAATTGACTACTATGTTATTCCATTTTTGTAAGTCAAGATCCACAAATGTAGATATTTCGTGATCTTTCTGTGAATCCAAGAACTCGCGCCAATTTACCTTTTTATCTTCATCAACATTGGCCATAATCTCAAAATCGCCCTTTGGTATTGGTCTACACATCGTATTATATTTATTGTAGAAATCGTCAACATCTACAAGATCAGTTGTATAGTTATCATTGTCTTCTAGTGACGATTTTAAGTTGTTACAATCAACATCTTTGACAAACGTTATCTTTACCTTATGTTTTTTATCTAAAGTCTCGGATAATATTTCATTTGTTGAATCATATTCAGAAAAATATTCCAGTCGCAATTTATCATCACCGTAGCTAAAAATGTGTTTTTCTGTATTTGAAAGATGTTGGGTATTTAGATATAACCACATAGATAATGAATAATTAACGTAAGGTGTAGGCGCATTTAATTCACCAAAATTGCTGTTCTGAACAAGCATATTATTATTCATTGGAATATCTTCACCGTGACCAATTACTTTGTATATATTCAAGAAAACCGGTTCATTTAATAGCTTGTGACTATTATAAAAACTGGAACTAAATAAAGAGGGTAAATATACATATGCTAAAACTAATAAAGCCTCAATAAATAATAATATATAAGTTACAGAAGGTGTAAGTTTAAATTGATTTTTAATATACGTCAGGAAATCGTTTATAAAACATGGTATGAAAAATATCAGATTTACTACAATTCCTATTGTACCCGATAGTCTTTGTAATCTATCGCTAAATACATTGTAAAATAAAGTTAACCCAACTAAAATCAATGAAACTATGATTACTTGTGTAAATATTGTTAAATAGTATTGATACGTACTAGATAGGTTTCTAATATTCGAATAAAACTGTACAAAAAATACAAGGAGAAAAAGGCCGAAAGCCGCATATATAAATATGGCAATTGTGTTGCGATCTTTGCTGGCAAAGATAATCAGGCCAATAATCACAAGTATTGGTAAAATAAATAAACTTATATATAAATAATTATCGGTGTCAAATATTTGTTTCTTACCCACCATGTTTGATAAAAATATTGTGATGCCGACAATAAATACATACAATAATCCATACTTAATCAGCGTTTGCGTATTTTCATTTCTGATATTGAAGACTTCGTTTAAAGAACTAGTAAAAAGTGTGAATCCTTCGGTTTTATCTAAGTTATTGTTTCCCATTATTGCTTTTTTTATTTTTTTTTTCCCTTCAGTTATACCTTTCACAATGTTTTCTTTAGTGCCCGACATGTTTTATATATATACATATTATAAGTTTTCAATTGCGGTTTTTTTACCATGACAATCTCTACATAATGCTACTAAATTATCTACGTGATTGCTTCCACCATGTTCAAGACGGACTGTATGATCTACTTCAAACCAAGCAGGTAGTTGTTTTTTACAATCACCACAGCACCAATTTTGTCTAGCAGCTACAAATTTCTTCTTTGTTTCGCTAACTGATCTTTTTGTACCTTTGCCACCGGAATTCATTACTTTTTGTTGATATTTATATAATCGCGGATCATTGTTTGTTATCGATTGACCATGTTGTGCGTATTGCTGTTTTGACGTAAAATCCATGATAGGATGAATAAAATTATAAGAATCCTTATCAATGGGTACATTTTTCAAATATTCATTCGAACTCTCAATTATGTCTTTGGCACGATCCGGATTTTTTCGAAGTAAATATATTAGGACCAATCCAAATAAACCAACACCGATCATTTGATAATACTTTTTCCACGTTAATGCCAAACGCAAGTATTTACCATCTGTGTATATATTGGCGATTACTAAAGCAGTAATTACGATAATTACAATTTCAAATCTCATGTATTCTTATAAAATATATAAATAAAAATAATACAACATAGAGTAAATATTAAATAAATATGATGTTTCCGAATCTTGAATGTTTCGCTTAATATAATGGGTTTCGGATTGAATTGTGCTTTATATAAATCGTCGGCGCGATGAAACGATATTTCTTGTTTACCAAGGTGTACATTCACTTTATTATGTATGAAATGTATCCATCTTTTAAATGAATCGCGACATGATAAATATGGACTACATGGATATTTATCCAAAAGTTCACTAAAGTGGTTACCAATTGAAACATTCGGAATAAACAATGGCATATTTTGGAGAAAATCATAATATTTCCTTTTGGTAAATTCATTTGGAGTATCGGGATATGTAGACGCAATGGTATATAGAACAAACCAATAATGTGGTCCCCAAACTTGTGGATTATATTCAGTCATATAAACTATATAGAATGATATGATTAAATAAAATTAATAGAAGCGTAAATGGAAATATATTGTAATAATTGTGGACGTGTCGGTCATTTATTTAGCCATTGTAAATTACCTATTACAAGTATAGGTATCATTGTTTTTAGAAAAATAGAGGGTCAAATCGAGTATTTGATGATTCGTCGTAAAGAAACATTGGGTTTTATTGATTTCATAAGAGGAAAATATTCATTAAACGATAAAGAGTATATACTGAATATGATTCAACAGATGACGCAATATGAAAAAAATATATTGTTAACAGAATCGTTCGAAAAAATATGGAATACTATTTGGTGCGATGAAGAATCAAATAGTCAATACAAAAGCGAAGAAATGAATTCGAAAGATAAATTTAATATATTGTATAATGGAGTATACAACAAATCGGAATTTTATAATTTGAAGACGCTTATTAGTGACTGCGATGAACATGTTTGGGAAGAGCCCGAATGGGGATTTCCGAAAGGTAGACGTAATTTCAATGAAAATGATTATGATTGTGCTATACGTGAATTCTGTGAAGAAACGGGTTATAACAAAAATCATCTCAATAATCTTGATAATATTACACCATTTGAGGAAATATTCACCGGATCTAATTATAAATCGTATAAGCATAAATATTTTGTCATGTATATGGATGAAAAATATACAAAGAATATGGAAAATTATCAGCGTTCTGAAGTGAGTTGTATGAAATGGATGAATTATGAATCATGTATAAATCATATTAGAAATTACAATTTAGAAAAGAAAAAAGTAATTACAAAAGTAAATAATATGTTGAAAGAATTAACAATATGTGTATTGTAATTATATAATATTATAATATAATGACAACTGTTGAAAAACCTAAGTATTGGATTTTGAATAAAAAAACCAAAGTTTATGAACCGCGAAAATTATATCAATTCATTACTGACCCGGAAAATAGTAATCAAAAACTTGTTCGAAAATCAGTACACGATGTTGTAAGTACTGATCCAAAATGGGCCGAGTTTTACGATGAATACTATTTGAATAATGGTGTATGGAAAATGAAAGTAATTGATGATAAATTATATAATAAAATAGAGAAATCTATTCGAAACAACAAGACTGAAAAGGTTGAAGAAAAGGATGCGAAGACTGTGAAAAATGTAACAAAGAAAAAACGCGTCAAAGAAGTTAAGGATGAAAGCAAGTCTGTCAAATATTTGGACTATTTATATCCACGTCTAGAAGATGAAGAATTCAATTTGAAACTGTCGCAACACAAAGAACTAAGAGATCATCAATATGATGGTTATATTACAAGTGTAAAAGACGAAGCCGAAGCATTATGTAATGCCGATTTTGAGTTGATGCCACATCAGAATTTTGTGAAAAACTTCATGTCGTTCAACACTCCCTATAATAGTTTGCTTTTATATCATGGACTTGGTAGCGGGAAAACATGTAGTGCTATAGGTATTTCGGAAGAAATGCGAAAGTATATGAAACAACTGGGTAAACGTAAGTCGATTATTATTGTAGCATCTCCTAATGTACAGGATAACTTCAAAAGTCAATTATTTAATCCTGCTAAATTGAAGTTTAATGAAGGATTATGGTCGATGAATACGTGTGTTGGAAACGCATTGTTGGAAGAAATCAATCCTACGGCTAGCAAAGATCTACGTGAACAATACATTATTAAAGAAATAAAGTTGCTGATTAGTCAATATTATATGTTTATGGGTTATACACAATTTTCCAATTATATAAATGATAATATAAATATTACTATGTCCGGATTGAATAAAAAACAAAGGAAAAAAATGCGATTGAAGAAGATAAAAGAATTGTTCAGTAATAGAATGATCATAATTGATGAAGTACATAATTTACGTATTTCGCGCGACAATAGTGAATCGAATATAAAATCCGCGGAAGTTATTATGGATATGGTGCGCTATGCTGACAATTTAAAGCTGCTATTATTGAGTGCTACGCCTATGTACAATTCATATGAAGAGATTATATGGTTGACGAATTTGATGAATAGCAATGATAATAAGGCACCGATCAAGTTGAGTGATATATTCAACAATAAGGGGGAATTTATACGTTCGGGACGTGAACTGCTTATTCGTAAATTAACTGGATATGTATCATATGTTCGGGGCGAAAATCCCTACACGTTTCCCGTGAGAATTTATGCGAATCACAAAGATTATTTGGATTTTAAATTCATTGAACCTACTCGACAAATTAATAACAAAAAAATCAAGGAGCCATTACAGTATGTACCTGTATTTTATAATAGCATCGGAAGTTATCAAAAGGATGTATATAATTTCTTAATGCGAAACATGGATACTGCGATGAAAGAGTTATTTGAAAAAATGAGTATAAATCGTCGTGACTTTGAAGATATGGACTCTTTTGGTTACACAATGTTACAACGACCATTGGAAATACTCAATATTGTTTATCCAAATGAAGAATTCGATGAAGCCAGAAAGGGTGAATTCGATAGAGTTTCTAGTGTTGTACAAAATATGGTTGGTAAAACTGGGTTGATGAATATTATGAATTATAGAGAAGAAAAAATAGACTTGGGTGATGATGGAAAAGGCATAAAGGTACGAACAGGGTTTTATTATAAAAATCAATCATATGGAAAAATCTTCTCTCCTGATGAACTACATAAGTATAGCGCAAAGATGGCGAATATTTGTAACATAATTAAGAATACGGAAGGTATTATTTTGATATATACCCAATATATCGATGGTGGTATAATTCCTATGGCTTTGGCGTTAGAAGAAATGGGATTCCGCCGATATAGTAGTCACAAAGGTATGAAATCATTATTGAAAGATAAGGCGGCTGGAATTGATTATATGTCAATGAAACCAAAAGATCAACATAGTGGTACATTTAATCAAGCTAAATACGTAATGATAACAGGTGATAAAAACTATTCGCGAACAAATGATGCCGATGTGAAATATTTGAACAGTCCGGATAATGTGGATGGGAAAAAAGTCAAAGTTTTGTTAATTTCTAAGGCCGCAGCCGAGGGTATTGACTTCAAGAATATCCGTCAGATTCATATACTTGATCCGTGGTATAACATGAACCGTATAGAACAAATCATCGGTAGAGGAGTTCGTAATTTTAGCCATTGTGGTTTGCCTTTTGAAAAACGCAATGTTGAAATATTCTTACATGCTACCAATTTGGATAACAAAACAGAGGCTGTTGATACATATGTATACCGTGTAGCCGAAAAGAAAGCTTTGAAAATTGGCATTGTAACGCGTCTTATGAAAGAAAATTCGGTTGACTGTTTATTGAATATTGGACAAAATAATTTTATACAGGATCATCTTTTAACGGTACCTGACAATGTAGATATAGAATATGTTTTACCAAATGGTAAGAAAAAACACATAGTTGTGGGTGATAAACCATTTACTGACATATGTGATTATATGGACAATTGTAGTTACACATGTAAATCGGAGGATAAATATGCGGATCCAGAGGTTGTGAATACAACATATAGCGATACTTTTATGGTTACAAACAATGCGGTTTTGACAAAGAAAATACAGGAATTGTTTTTAGATATACCTGGTGCTCAGCAGGGCAAATTTTTTTTATCACATAAAGAAATAGTGGATACTCTGTCGGCTATCAAGAGTTATCCTATTGATCAAATCAGTTATGCTTTATATAATATGGTAAATAACGAAAATATGTTTTTATTAGATAAATATGGCAGAATCGGTAGACTAGTTAACAAAGGTACTTTTTATTATTTTCAACCAATAGAAATAACTAATACATCATCGTCAATATACGAGAGAGAAGTACCAGTAGATGTTAAGATTCCATATATAGATGTCGATTTACCATTGGTATTTAAAGATACATCAGATGAATTAAATGAAATATTGGATCAAATAAAAGTGAAATATGACGGAGCGTTTAAGAAGACGGCTAGTGATTCTTTTTATTCCGAGTTCTATAAAATTCGTGACTTTTTATCTGAAAAATACGGAATAGTGGAAGACGTTCAAAGAAAATACATTATTTATCATATTTTAGATGAATTGAAATTTTTAACAAAGATTGATGTAATGAACTATATTTATGGTAAATCCAAATTGAGCGCACTAGAAAAACATATTAAAGAGTATTTTGAGGATAAGATCATAATAAGTGACAAAAATCATGACGTACATGGCATAATGTTGAGTGACGACAATAAAACTGTAAGCGCGTTTGTGTATAATGATAACAAATGGGAAAAGGCGAGTGCTATGGTAAACAAAGATTTATTGTCTTCCAAAACGAATATTTCAAAGAATGTGATAAATAAATCGAAAATGAGTGATGTAATTGGGTTTTTCGAATATAACAAGAGTAAAGATATATATGTATTGAAACTGCGAAATTTACATGATAATGTGAATAAAGTGGGATCAAGGATTGAGCATATGCAATTGAAGCATTTGACTGTGAAATTAAATGAGATTTTAGGTGAAGAAGTATATACTCTAGAAAATATAATACATGTGTTTAAGAGTAATAAAAAAGAGGTGAAAATGAAACTGAATGTGTTAATTGAATTTTTATTGCGTCACTATCAAGATACACAACATAACGACAAATCTTGGTTTTTTAGTGATGAACAAATAATATTGAATAAAATCAATAAATACAATCGAACAAAATAAAAAAATTGATTCCTACAAACTTAAAAAATAGATGTTATATATAGCATGAGTGAGATTATTTATGGTATTTACATTCCATCTATATTAGAAAAACGAGTGTATTTAAGTATTAATGAAGTTGGCAGTAACGTGAAGGATATATTGGAAAGACACTTACATGATATGACTTATAACAAATGTATTGCGGAAGGGTTTGTAAAACCAAATACCATTGATATTAGGACATATAGTTGCGGTATTGTTCAAAATGAAAAAATCGAATTTGTGGTTGTGTTTGAATGTATGATTGCTAATCCAGTGGAAGGTCAATTAATCGAATGTAAAAGCAAGACGATCACAAAGGCGGGTATTCATGCTCATGTGATTGATAACGATATTGTACCCATACATGTATTTTTAGCAAAGGATCACCACAATATGAATAAATATTTCAATAGTATCAAAGAAGATATGGATATATTGATAAATGTAATTGGAGTGCGTTTTGAATTAAACGATCAGTTTATTAGTGTTATTGGCAAATTGGTGGACAAAGAGGCTATGAAAAAGAAACAAGCAAGAAATGTGAAGGGGGGTGAATAAATATTGTATATATATATGAAGTTGGGATTTTCATATAAATTTCTTTTTTACTTACTTTTGATTGTTGTTTTAGCATATATTGCTTTGAATTATTTTAATGTAATAGAAGGTAATAGAGGTCAGAAAAGAAGTTCACCTGGAGTTATTGTCCAAAGTGTTGGTGGCGGTGGTGGATTGGGAGGAGATGTACCGACAGGAACTATATATATATAACAAACAAAAAATAAACTTAAATACAAAAATCATATATAAATAATAATGGATGATTTGGAATTGATGAAAACAAATATTGAAAATATGACAAAAATAAATCAAGTTGAAATCTTGAAAATATTGCTCAAACACAATGTCAAAATCAACGAAAACAAAAGTGGTATATTTGTCAATATGTCGTTCTTAGATAAAACTATCATAGAAGACATAAAGGTCTATTTGGATTATGTAAAAGAGCAAGAATCAACATTACAGTCACTTGAAACAAAGAAAGAAGAATTCAAAACCGCATTTTTTGAATAATGTGATATATATAAAAGGGATGTAAATGTAATTATAGTACAATAATATGAAATTTAATATTATTGTAATGACATGTAAAAACAATGGCATTGGTTACAAA